CCGCTCGCGCAGGTCCAGCGACAGGGCTCGGGCCATGCTGCTCCTCCGTGATCCGGCGACCATGGAATCACAGCACGGGCCTAGGCGCTACCCCGGCCGACTCAGCCCGAAGGGCAACGGCTCTAAGCGAGATTGCCCCTCACCGCTGCCGCACCGTCGTCATGACGTTGAGCCACCCCGCTTCGCCGCGACCTTGGCGCCGAGCCGGCGCCTCTCATCATGCGTCACGCGACTCCACTGCCGCGCCCGCACCACGGTGAGCACGTCCGCAGCCCACGTGAGTTCGACGCCGAGGATCGGCGATGTCGTGGCGTTAACGCTGATCAGATTGTAGACGTTCGGCACTGCGGTCCGCAGGGCGAACTTGAGGAAGCGCCGGCCGTCCGCGGTGAGCACCGCGGCCTCCTCGCCATCTGGAATGCGCTCGAACGGCGTGCCATCCCGAGGGCAGACCACCACGTCGCCAGGGCCGTAGCGCGGCACCATGGAATCGCCGACCACCTCGAAGCCGATGGCGTAGGGCGGCAATGGGATCACGGCCTCGGCGTCGTAATACCCCTCGGGCGGCACCTGTTCCACACCCGCGTCGATCTCAGCTCCGGCGCCAATGCGGCCCATGATGGGGATGGTGGATCGGGAAGGCGTGGGTTCACCGTCTCCTGTGAACAACCAAGATGGTGAGACCTCCAGGACCGGCGCGAGCGCGCTCAAGGTCGAAGTCGATATGCCTTGTCGATCTCCGGCCTTTACGGCCCGCCGAAAGTTTCGGATGGCGTCGGGCTTCCCTGCCATTCTGGAAACGCGGTCCGCGCTCAGGGCTAAGTCCTTCAACCGCGTTTCGATCCGCGCAAGCACAGCGTGCATATCCATCCCGGTAGGATGACCGGTTCCTAGCGAGGGTGCATCCGGTAAAATCGCCGTTGACTTCTCCGGTAGAACTACCGATAAAAGGAGCATGACCGGAAAAGAAGCCCTTCTCACAGTTGCCGAAGCCTACCGGGTAGCCGAGGAAACGACGCGATCAATCGTGAGCTGGCGCGTGTTTGAGGACACGCGAAAGCTGCAAGCCTTGGCGGACGGCAAGGACATCCAATTGAGCCGCTTCGAGCGCGCCATGTTGTGGTTCTCTGAAAACTGGCCTGCAGATGTCGAGTGGCCGATTGAGATTGCCCGCCCAGCCCCCGCCGCCCCCGCCGACCCCGCCCAGCCCGCCCCCGAGCCCGCGGGAGCGACGGTATGACCGACTTCACCACGCTCCAGTCCTGCCCGTCCTGCGGCTCCCCGATGGTGCTGCACGTGCTGCCCCCGTGCCACGACCGCCCCGGCATGTCGTTCCTGCGCTGCGTCGATTGCCGCGCCGAGGATGGCCACCGGATCGTCCCCCCCACGCCGTCGATCGCGAGCCATGCCGGGCTCGAAAGCGGGCCGGCCATGACGGTGCATGCGAGGCACCACCGATGAGCCTTACGCCCTCCCAAGCCGCCTTCATGCGCCAACACCGCATCACGTGCCGAGACCGCGTGCTCGCCGCGAAGCTGGCAGCCGTTCCCAGGCAGGCGACGCGCGCATCAAGGGTCATCCGCCTCGACGGCGATGAAGAGCGGCGCGTCAACGGATGGCGCCGGAAGGGCCTCAACAGGCTCGACGCCATCCGGATCGTGGTCGACCCCACAATGCGACCGGGCGCGCCCCGATGAACCTCCTCGACTCGCTCGGCATCGCCGCTTTGCTGCTCATGGTCTTTGCCGAGGTGGTGTGGATCGGCCTTGTGTTTGAGCGCCGCGCGAGGCGGCTGCCATGAGGTGGGTCAACCTCGTTACCGCGGCGATATTTGCGGCATGTCTTGCCGCGGGGTCGCGAAACGTCTGGCTTGACTACGGAAACACGTTTTTCGGCGTCCTGGAGTTCGGCCTGTTCCTGGACGGCTGCCTGGAAAGGCATCGGCCATGAACCCCGACGTCGTCGAACGTCTGGTCGTGGTGCTGCTCGTCGGTGTGATTGCGGCCATCGCTATCACGATAGCCTTCGCCTGCTTTGAGGACGGCGAGTGATGGGCCACTGTTCACCAATCGCGCGGCGGCTGGCCCCGTCCCGTGTAGCCCCTGCCGCGGATGGTTCCGCTTCCTGCGGTGGGGGCGATCTTTCCAGTGTCCGGTTTCGCTGCGCTTCTCCGACCAAGGTTTGCGCTGCGTCACCGATTGTTGTCCAGAGCTCAAGCTGTTCCTCCGTCTCAGGGAGGCAATAGGTGATCCGCTTAGCTTCCAATACGGCCTCCGCAAGCCCGTTTCCGATGCACACATCATCGGAGCAAGACATGCGACAGTCTGGGCTACAGAAGCGCCTAGTTGGGGCCAGGGATGCGACAATTGTCGCGGATCGCATCAACGCCTTCTTGCGCAGGCGCCATCCTTTCATAACGGCGAAGCAGGTTGCGTCCGACACCGGCATAGCCCCGGCGACGATCAGCAAATGGCTGGAGCGCAACAGCGCGCCGAGCTGCATGCACATGGGGCGACTCTATTTCGCCTACGGCATCGACTTCTTCGCGGCGGCATTTCCGTGCCCATCGCTGGAACGCGCGGCCCTCGTCGAGCAACAGGCAAAACTTGAAGCCGAGGCTGAACGCATCAAGGCCAGGATCGCGGAGTACCGCCCATGAAGAGCGCAAACCGCATCATGGGGCTGTTCTGTGTCTGGCTGGCCGGGGTTCGGCTGAGGCGAGCCGACGCGCATGTGAGGGCTTACGAGGCTTGGATGCGGCGCTCGGTGGCATTCGAGGCACGCTCATGAGCGCTGCCGTCAAGCTACACCCACGCATCCAAGACGAGTTCTACGTTGAGCCGCAATGGGCCACCGCACTTCTACTGAGGCATGAAACATTCACCGGACCGGTCTGGGATCCGGCTTGCGGCAGCGGGAACATCTGTCGCGCCGTCAGGGCGACAGGTTTAACCACAGTTGGATCGGACATCGTCGAACGATCCGACGATGATGAAGCTTGGTGGTGCGGTCCGCTAGACTTTCTGACAGGTCGCGGCCCGGAACATGTTCGAAGCATCATCACCAATCCACCGTTCTTTCGCGCGGTCGGCACCGAGGCTTTCATCCGCAAAGCGCTTACGATCGCATCGGATAAGGTGGCGGTCTTCACCGACGTCAAGTTCTTGGCGAGCCAGAGACGGGCAGAAGGCCTGTTCGCAGAGCACTGCCCCCATCGGGTCTGGATCCACGCCAAGCGACCGTCCTGCCCACCTGGTGCTCACCTTGCAGCCGGACACGAGGCCAAGGGAGGAACGGCGGACTGGTGCTGGCTCGTGTGGGACCTGAAGGCGCCGAAGGTCTCCACGTACCAAGGCGGCTGGCTTCGGGATCCACGCCCATGAGCACCAGCGGCGGCGCCTCCTGCGCTCCCCTCCGTGCCAACGGCCATGACGTCGAGGTCGAGGCGCGACCCGAGACCATCACCTTGGGATTGATCGACGCCTTCCGAGCCTTACGGGAGCGCAAGTTCCAGATCGACGAAGCGCGAGACGTCCTGGCGCGGTCGCATCCCGAGGCGTTCCGGGACATCCGCGCGGCGCAGCGGTCCGCGGCCGTTCGGGCGGCGGGGCCGCAGCCGGCACCTGGGACGGAACGCCGGGGCGCCTGGACAAGGCAAGTGGCGGACGGGGAGACGAGGCCGTGAGCACGCTGTTCCCGCCGGCCCTCATCACGGCCGTATGCTCGGCTCGATGGTCCATGACGGCGGCCGCCATCGCGGCGCGGCACGGCATCACCCGGAACCAGGTCTGGCACCTTTGGCATACGCACCGCGGGCTCATCCCCGCGCGACCGCCGACCGTCGATGGCGACGGCGCTGTGCCACCTGGCCTGATGACTGTTCTGTACCGGGCTTTGACCGATGCAGGGGACCGGGGCCTGACCGTCGATGAGATTGCCGCAGTAACCTACGCCGGCCGGCCTCCAGCGAGCTACGCCAGGGCCACACGACAGCGACTGTCGAGCCTGCGCGTCCGGCTGCCAGAGGGGTCGATCGTGCCGGTGCCGGGCGACCGCTACGCCCTGGCGAGGGTCGAGGAACAGGAGCCGGTCGCGCCTCCGCCGGAGCGGCCGGCCGGGCTCGCGGAGAGCTTTGGCATCGCAGTGGTCGAGCGCCGGGTCGGTGACGCCGTGGTGTCGCTGGCGCGGGTGCGGTTCCTCGACGGAGCGCGGGCATGACGGCAACGCCTCGCAAAACCGAGAACTCTGTCCAGGTTTCGGTGCTGGTCTGGATTCGCGAGAACGTGTCGCCACTTGTCTGGCACTGCGCTAACGGCGGTTCGCGGCACAAGCTCGAAGCCAGAAAGCTCAAGACCTTAGGTGTCAAAGCCGGTGTGCCAGATCTCATGTTTATCGCACAACATGGCCCGACCCGAGGCATGACGTATTACATCGAGGTCAAAGCACCTGACGGCCACGTCGACATCGAACAGAAGAAGTTCGCACGAGAAGCTCAAGAATTAGGCGCGCCTTGCGCCGTAGTCTTCTCGAAAACCGAAGCCATCGCTCAGTGCAAAGCCTGGGGCGTGACCAAGGCGGTGAATCAATGAATGACGCCGTGAGCGGCCTCAATCCTTTCGACGCCTACGCCGAAGCGGTCAAGCCGCAATGGCAGCGCGGTCAGGAGAACTCCGTGGCAAAGGCCACACAGACCCGTGCCAGGACCAAGGCGGAAAAACAGATCGACGAGGACGAAGTGCTGGAACGGATGTGGCGGGCCGGGAAAAAGCAACAGCGCACCGAACTGATGGCCGGACCTCATGGCAAGGAGATCAAAGGACTAATGACTTTCTTGCGGACCATGACGCTGTCGAGCGCTCCGGCCCTCATCACTTTCATTGAGCGCGCGGCCTGGATACGTGCCGCGCCCGAGGATGTCCGTCACGCGGTCTTGGAAATCGTCGCCATAGGCATCGGAAATCTAAGGGTCAAGGAAGGCTTCGAACGCTTCGACGACGCACTGTGGGATGAGCCCCCCAAGGCCTTCCATATCATCAGAGATTTGGTAGGCGTCCGATGATCAAGACAGCCCTCGACGCCTATGCGGCGTCCTCACGCCGGGAATGGCAGACCGACCGAAGCCAAACGGTTGGCGCATCGGAAATCGGGATGTGCGCTCGGAGGGTCGCATTCTCGAAGACTATGGACGACCCCGTTTCTCGCGTCGATCAGGATGATGATTTCGAAGACAGTTGGGGGGCGGCGCGGCGCGGGAACCTGATCGAGGATCACCTGTTCGTGCCGGCGATCCGCGCGAGGTTCGGTGCGGCGGCATTATTCACCGGAGACGAGCAACGCACCTTCACGTCCGGTTTTCTGTCGGCAACACCAGACGGGTTGCTGATCGAGCAACCGCGCGACGCCCTGGCGCATCTCGGCGTCGCCGATATCGAAGGTGACGCGATCGACCTCGACTGCAAGAGCATCGATCCACGGACGCGGCTCACCGGTCCAAAGCCCGAGAACGTCTTCCAAGTCCAGGTGCAGATGGGGTTGATCCGGGAGACCACGAACTTTCGGCCCGGCTATGCGGTGATCTCCTACATCGACGCGTCGTTCCTGGACCGCGTCACGGAATTCACAGTGCGGTTCGATCCCACCGTTTACGAGACCGCGAAGGATCGGGCACGGCAGATCATGACGGCGGCTCACGGCAAGGATCTGCGACCTGAAGGCATCATGGCGGGCGGCGCGGACTGCGGGTGGTGCCCCTTCACGCGGCAATGCGGGACGGTTCGCGCCGCGCGGGTTCCGAAGGACGTCGTCGACATACCAGCAGACGTGGCGTCGCTGGTGACACAGCAAGCCGCGCTCGCCAAGGGCAAGGCAGCCGACGTCGAGATGCTGGAAGCAGAAATCGCCCAGCACAAGGAAAGAATTCGCGACGCTTTGGAGGGGGCCGGATCAAAAGGGCTTCCGGGCGTCGTAAGTTGGAGTTCTGTCAAAGGGCGGCAGTCGTGGGACGACAAGGCGATCAGAGCAGTGGCCGAGGCCGCCGGTATCGACCTGTCATCCTTCAAGAAGATTGGCGATCCCTCAGACAGACTGACATTGCATGGGAGCAGCACACATGGCTAAGTCCCTTGATATAACAGATCACCGATTTGGGAGGTTGGTTGCTATTCAACTATCGGAGGTTCGACCGAGATATAAGAGCATGTGGCAGTGCCAATGTGATTGCGGTAACATAACCAGTGTTGACAAAAGCAATCTGCGAAGCGGAAACACAATCGCCGCTCTTCAAAGTCACGGACGAAAGTCAGTGATGCAGCATCGTCTGCACAGACCAGCCTGAATGGCTAACCAGGAGCTAAAATCATGAACGCTTTAATCGAAACGCATAACGAAAGTCTCACTGCGGCATCGAACAAGAACTTCTTCGAGACATACGCCGATGAGATGAAAAAAAACCGTATCGTCGGCAATTTGTTGCGGTTCAACAAGGGAGACTGGCTCGTCGGACAGGACAATGACGAACTGAAACTCGGAACCAAGCTCGTCGCCGCCGTCGAGGAGGTGATAGTCGGCTATCTGAAATGGGAGGACAGCAAAGTCGTCGACATGCGGATGGGCAGGGTCAAGGATGGGTTCGTCATGCCGGCGCGCCGCGACCTCGGCGACGTCGATCAGGGGGTTTGGGACACCGACGATCAAGGCAAGCCGCGCGATCCCTGGCAAATGACGTCCTACCTCATCCTGAAGGCGGCGGAAGGGCAGGATCTCTACACCTACGCCCCCTCCTCGGCGGGCGGCCGCAACGTCGTCGCGGCACTCTGCGGCGAGTATGGCAAGCACAGCCGGCAGAAGCCCGACGAGTTCCCGATCGTCGAGCTCGCGGTCGACAGCTACATGCACAAGGTCAAGAGCTACGGCCGCATCAAGGTGCCGGTGCTGCAGATCATCGGTTGGGTGAACAAGTCGGCCACCATGACGGCGGTCGCGGGTGAGGCAGCAGACGCTGAAGCCGATCGCAAGGCGGAGAAGGAGCAGGAGGAAGTGCCAGGGCGGGAGGAAGCGCCAGCCACACCGATGAAGAGCGGAAAAGGCACCAAAACCGCTGGCACAGCCGAGACGCGGTTCTAAACCTTGACGCAAGGCGAGCAATTTAAGCCAGCGATTGAGTTCCTGTCGGGGGTCTTCGGACCCTCGACCGGACAACCGATCTTCCTGTGCTCGCTCCCGAACGAGCGCGACGCCTCCGACCAGGTAGGCGAACGCCGTATTATGTCCCGCGACCCAGCCGACGTCGCGTCCTTCGTGGCGCGGTGGGACAGGCCAGGCCGCGGGCTCTTCTTCTGTGTCGCGACACTGGTCGAGAATGCCCAGCCGGAGAGGCCCAAAGGCTCTGTGCGCCACAAACGCAGCGTGGCGGAGATCGCGCTGTTCCACGCGGACATCGATGAGAAGTCGATCGCGATCCCGCTCGAGGACGTGTTCAAGGTGCTACGCGAGTTGCCTTGCCCGCCGTCCGTGGTGGTACGGTCTGGACACGGCTTGCATTGCTACTGGCTGCTGAAAGAGTCGATCCAAGCCGACGATCTCAGCATCGAGCGGGCGGAGCGCATCAACGCCCTCTTGGCCGACGTCGTCGGTGGCGACCCGGTGTCCGACGTCTGCCGACTCATGAGACTGCCGGGCAGCCACAACACCAAACACGGCGAATGGGTGACCGTCGAGGTCGCCTTGGGCGGTTACGAGCGGCGCTACGAGGTCAACGATATCGAGGACATGCTCGACGTGCTCTCACCCCGAATCGCACGCCGGGATGCACCGCGCCGAACGACGCCGACACGGCACGACAACCCTTTCCTGGCCGTGGCCGCGAAGCTCGGATTCAAGCCGTCGATCGAGGTCGAACAGCGGCTCGCCGCCATGACCTACCAGGGCGGCGACGAGACGTCGGTCCATGAAACGCAAGTCGTGGTCACGGCGGCATTGCTCGGCCAAGGCAAGCCAGTCGAAGAGATCGTCGACATCGTGATCGAAGCGACCCGTACCGCTGCCGGAGACTACGGATCACGATGGAATTGGGCTCGCGAGCGCCGTACGATCCAAGGACAATGTGAAAGCTGGCTCCGCAAGCATCCCGAGCTGAGAATGAGGTCGGAACAAGAGGAAGAGGATCGGGTCGCTTCAAACGGCGGCACTGTCGTTGCTCTCGTGAATCGAAGGAAGCCAAAAGGGTCGGCCAAGGGTAGCGACAACGTCGATCTTCCCGTGATCGTTGCAGATGGCGTCATCGCGGCCGTCCGCTCCGCGGGACACGACATCCTTCTCACAGAGGGCGATGTCTTCATCTATGGCGCCGGGGTCTGGGCTCCGATGACGCCAGCGGACAAGCAATGGCTCACGGTCATGATCCAGGAAGGTTTCGAGACGCTGGGCAAGCCTGCGAAAACCAACAACCTTAACGCGACGTGGAAGCGGTTGACGGAGCATCCCGGGCTGCTGTGTCGCAGCGTTAAATGGAACGCCGATGACATGATCGCCGCGACGAACGGCATGCTGGACCCGGTGACAGGCAACTTTGTGCCGCATAGCCCTTCATTCTTCTGCCGTCGCAAGATTGGAACAGATTATCGCCCGGACGCCGTATGTCCGATGTTCGAACGGTTTGTCGACAGCCTGTTTGCCGATCGTGTTCTGGCGGAGCGGGAACAGTTCGTCGCGACCATACAGGCGTTCATTGGAGGCGCGCTCGCAGTCCATCTCCTATCGCGAGAAGAGCGTAAGGCTTTGATTCTCGTCGGTCCATCGCGGACAGGAAAAACGGAACTATCCCGTGTGGTCCGCCTGCTAATCGGCCATCCAATCGCGACCCCCTCTGTCGCGGAAATGTCGGAGCGGTTCGGCCTCGCGCCTTTTTATGGCGCGTCGGCCTGGATTCGCGACGACGCGATCAATGAGGGCGACAGCCTTGATCCGCAGCGCTTCAAGACGATCATAACCGGTGAGCCGATCGACATCGAGCGCAAGCATCTGCCGGCCGTATCCGGGTGCGAACTGGCGATTCCCGTTCTCCTCACCACGAACGCCCTGCCGCGCAATCGGGATACGTCTGACGCGGTCTTCAACCGATCCTTGATCCTCGACATGACCAACGAGGTCTCCGAGACCGTTGCCAATGCGATGAGAATTCAGGTCGGAGTGCCTCGCGGGGTCTCAATCGGGCCTCACATATTTTCAATCGAAGGACCTGGCATCCTGAATTGGGCTCTGGCAGGCCTGCGCCGTTTGCTGGACCGCGGCTGCTACGATCTGCCGGAGAGTGTGAGAGCGTCGATCCAAAGGTTCAAGGACGACTCAAACCCTGTCAGCGAGTGGGTCCGCACATCGATCATCAAACGGACCGGTGCCAAGGTACGCCGTAACGATGTTCTCTGCGCCTATCACGGCTGGCAGAAGGAACAGGATGGTGATGAGGCCCGCGCCTTGGGCGGCAGGGCTTTCTGGCCACGGTTCCGCAAGGTGGCGACCTGGAGCGACCCTGACAACACCGATGCGCGCGGCGAGCGCTGGGTTACCGGTCTGGCCCTGACGGACGAGGGTCTGCACCTTTGGGAACGTCACAATGACAATCCACTTCGCAGCGGAACTAAGGGCGCGTCTCTGTCCCGCAACGACGTCAATCGCTTGTTCACCGAGGAGAAAACCGATGATGGCACCCGCTTTTAGCGTTCGACCTGCTGCGCCGACCTGCAGTGATGGGGGGGGCACAGCACATTGGAAGTGCTGTGCCCTTTTGCGTCATGCTGTTTTCGCATGTGCTGTGGCCGACGTGCAGCCGACGTGCAGTGGGTTAACGTATTGGTTTTGCACGAACTTTTCTCTTGTACAGCACTACAGCACTTCTTTTCTTAAAAAGGTAAAAGGCACATATATACACATACACTCGCATACATATAGAAAGATAGGAGAGGGGGTCGTTCTGCTGTTCTGCTGCGGGCCGCAGTCGGAGCCCCTGTCGTGAGCGCGGCGGGGGACGCGGCGTCGGTCCGGGACTGGATCGCCCAGACAGCGAAAGCCGCTACCGCGTTCGAGCGACGCTGGACTGCGGGTGCCCTGAAGCGTGTCGATGCCGGTCTGGCGAAGCGACTTCGGCTGCAGCTCGACGATTTCAACGAGGCGACGCTGTCGGGCTCGGAATCCGATGTCGAGAAGCATGGCGCCGCGACGTGCCGAGGCTACGCGGCCGTGGTGCGGGTCATGGAAGCGGCGGGTGCGCCAGACGATGCCTATCTCGAGGGCTGGTGCGCCCGAACCGGTTTCCGAGTCGCCATAGCGAATCAGAGGGCTGCGGCCGACCGGGTTGCCGAGCTTCATGGCCGACAAGTCTGTTTCGTGACGCCCGACGAAGTCGCCGCGATCCTGGCCGGGCTCGAAGGTTTCAAGGTCATCGACGTGATTAAGCGGCAATTTCCTGGTGCGGAGGTGATCGACTTTCACCCTGACGAGCCGGCCAAGGGTGATAGTGGCCTCTTACCCGATCAAAGGAACCCCCATGCGTGACCTCCGCGCTATGCTGGCCGACCTCACAAGGCCGGATGCCGGGCCTGGGAAGCCCGTGGACGCCGATTCAGGCGGTTCGGCATCCGATGTGCCGGCCGGAGACGGAACCGGGTGTGTGCGGGCTCCACAGCGGCCCGAGCCCATTCGAGCCGAGACCTTGTTCGAACCCGGGAAACGGGTTGCCTTCGAGACGGTGCTTCGCCTAGCTCGCGAGACGCACGCGCTCATCTGGGATGCTGCGCTGGCGATCGTGCGTGCTGCGCCGTCCCCGCTTCTTGCCACCTTCTGGGCTGGCGGACTTGCCCCGCGGCTCGGGAGGGGTGCTGAGCAGGCGCTTCAAGGCCGCTTCCCGGCGCCGTTCCGTTTCCTCGTTGCTGTAAGCTTCGTTCGGTTCCTCGCCCATGTCGGACCTCAATCTTCGCCCAACGCACCGCTACCCGGAGGTCGGCCGCTGCATCTACTGCGGCACCACCGAGCCTCCGCTGTCCGACGAGCACGTTATCCCGTTCTCCCTTGGAGGGCATCTCTTATTGCCCAAGGCAAGCTGTAAGTCATGTGCAAACGAAACGCATGCTTTCGAAGGAAAGACGGTTGGCACCACTCTGAGGAACATACGCTTGCGTTACGGCTTTCCGACCCGCCGTCCAAAGCAACGTGAAACGCATGTTGAAATTGGAACTGTCGACGATCGTGGACTAACCGGACGAAGAAAGGTGCCGGTCACTGAATATCCAGTCGGGGCCTTTTTTCCTCATTTTGGTCGCGCAGGTTTCTTTCTGGACTCGCCGCCACACCTCGATGTTTTACAGCACACCGCAATGGGCTATGCCACAGATGATCTTAACGACTTCAAGAAGAAATATAACTGGGATGGGAAATTGACAATGCAGCATCTTCCTGTTGAGTTTGCGCGGACAATAGCTAAGATAAGCTACGCTTACGCGGTAGCTGAAATGGGATACGGTGCTTTTACTCCGATTTGTATTCCATATTTCCTAAAGAGGGCCAGTAACGTGTCTTACGTATTCGGCCAAGTAGGCATAAACAAACCAATCAAAGGAGATTCTCCCATTTGGCAAATAGAGATGGGGGTTTTAACACATAACAATAGGCACTCGTTAAATGCTCTTTGTTCCCTTCTCCCCGGAATGGGAACGCCTATCTATGAAGTCATGCTAGGATATTTCCATGGCCAAGCACAAATCGCGTTTCTCAATGAGCAGTTCTCCAATAAGCGCCTCGTAGTAGCTCCGCTCCCGTTCGCTTAACTCTTCCCATGATCCGGTATTGCCAGGGTCTAGAAACTCCTCGGCCTCGAATAGCCGCTTGGCGAGGCGGCGCCTCGCGGATAGCTCACGATATTCTTTGTTGATACTTTCGCTGTCGTTTTCCATCGAAAATCGCTAACTCAAGTGCATAATCGCCAGGCTGCGGATAGCGCGGAAGGAGGGTTGAGGATGTTGTTTTACATGTCCTTCGCGGACGATGATAGTTTCCGTGGCGCTGTCATCACGCATGCCGAAAACGAAATAGCTGCCTGCTTGAAGACTCACCAGATGAATATCAACCCTGGTGGCGAGATCCTGTTCGTGGATGCGTCCGGGTCTCCCTTGGAGGCCATGCCGCAATGGTGGGACAGGCTCCTCACCCGCGAGGAAGTCGCGCAGCTCGACTAAGGCCTATGAAAAACCCGCCCGGCTCTCACCGGACGGGCGGCACGCATGGAAAGTTCTGGCTGGGCCATTCCGAGCGCGAGACATAGAGGATCACGATGATCGTTTCAACTTCGGACGAAGACGACACCCCTCGCCGTCCCCACGACGACATTCCCGATGGGGAGCAACAATCCCGCATGGATAGGGCCAGGCAGGATGGGGCGCGGCATGTGCCGGGCAAGGAAGCTCCTCGGCCCGAGATCGAAGCCGCACTGCGTGAGGCCGGGTTAATGGAACCCGTCGCGGTTTTCGCGGCCCCCATCCCCACCGTCGAGGGAGCCTATCGGATCAATGGCCGGACGCATATCGTCAAGGACAGGGAGTCGAGCTCCAATCCAGATTTCAAGCTAATCGACGATGTCTACGAGATTATAGCGCCGGATAAATCATGGTTCGTGTTGACGATCCAACCCAATGTGGCGGCACCGGAGCGCATGCGGCGCTTCGTTGAGCGTCAGGGGTGCAAAGCCTATTGGCCTCGCAGCGTTAGGGTTGTGAGCCGCGGCAACGGTGTCCGAAAGCGTAATGTGGTCTTGGTGAAGCCGGCGTTCGCCAGCTATGCCTTGGTCCATCTGCCTCAGCGATCATCCGATGGCGGCGGACCGCCTTTTGGGGCCCTGACCGGTGATGAAGGCCAATTCTATGGCGTCGGACGCTTCGTCGAGTTCGGGTCTGGCCCGATGTCCGTTCCAGATGTCCTCGTACAACATATCCTCTCGCAGGAAAACGAAGGGATCTATGATGAAACGGTCTTCAAGCGTACAAAGCGCGTGTCCAAGCTTCCCGAATGGGTGGAGGTCGGCGCAATGGTCCGGATCGTCGATGGTCCCTTTGCGTCTTTCCCAGGCACGATTGAAGCGGTGGACGAGGAGAAATCACGGGTGAAAGTAGGGGTGGCGATCTTCGGGCGGATCTCGCCTGCCGAAATGGAGCTTGCGCAAGTCGCGCCGATGCGATAAGGGCTTGGGACGGTTCGATTTCGGGTTCCATTCTGCGCTGCGGCGCTAACCGAGACCCAGAGGGGAAAAAATCACCCTCGTACGGAGGCTTGTGGCCTCGCACCGACAATCGCCCCTGTAGCTCCAATGGCAGAGCGGCCGATTTGTAACCGCAGGTCGTCAGTTCGATTCTGACCTCGGGCTCCAACTCCCGCTTCCAAATTCGCCCGATGGGCAATCAGGCTACGCGGCGGCACGATAACCGCTCAAACTCAGAGTGGAATTGAGCGGTGCCAATCCTCTCCAATGCGAAGTATGAGCTTTTCGCCCAGGCGATGGCTCAAGGGATGAGTGCTTCGGCGGCCTATGTCGCGGCGGGCTACGAGGCCCACGGCTCTAATGCGGGTCGGCTGAGCAAAAATGAGCAAGTGCGCGCACGTGTTCAGGAGATCCTCTCCGAAGGGGCTAGGCAGGCCGGCGTAACGGTCGAGGCGGTTGTCCGTGAGCTAGCCAAGATCGGCTTCAGCGACCTCCGCAAGGCAGTCAGGTGGCACTCCAATGTGACCGAGGTTGGCGAGGACCCTGACACGGGTGAACCTGCTATCCGGGCCTTCAATCAAGTCGTGCTCATCGACAGCGACAAGATCGACGACGCTACGGCCGGTGCGCTTGCCGAGGTTTCGCAAACCAAGGAAGGCGCGCTGAAAATCAAGCTGCACGACAAACTCGGTGCGCTTGAGAAGCTCGGCAAGCACCTTGGGATGTTCAAGGATCCGGAGTTGAATGCCAACGTCACGGTCCAAATCAGCTCCGGCGACGCCAACCTATAATCCGAACCCCGGTCAAATCCGGGGGCAGGCTCTTCTTGAAGGTTCGCAGCGGCACACGCTGCTTGCGGGTGGGGTTCGTTCCGGCAAGACACTGTTGCTGACGCGCGCCGTGGTGATCCGGGCGCTTCGTGGCGCCGGATCCCGTCATGCCATCCTGCGCTTCCGTGACAACGCCGTCCGGGCTTCGATCGCCCTCGACACGCTGCCCAGGGTGATGTCGATCTGCTTTCCCGGCGTGAAGCTCACCGAGCACCGGCAGGACAAGTTCTTCGCGCTGCCCAATGGCTCCGAAATCTGGCTCGGCGGCCTCGACGACAAGGAACGGGTCGACAAGATCCTCGGGACCGAGTTCGCGACGATTCTGTTCAACGAATGCAGCCAGATTCCCTACTCATCGGTGCTGACGGCGCGGACCAGGCTGGCGCAACAGGTCGATGGCCTGAGGCAGCGGGCCTATTACGACATGAACCCGTCCGGCACGGGGCATTGGACCTATCACGAATTCGGGGAAGGCCGCGACCCGGTCAGCCGGAAGCCGCTCGCCGATCCCGAGAACTACCGTCGCGCCTTCATCAACCCGAACGACAACGCCGCGAACCTCAGTCCCGAGTTCCTGGCTTCGCTCGCCAACCTGCCCGACAAGCAGCGCCGCCGGTTCTTCGATGGCCAGTACGTTGCCGAGGTCGAGGGTGCGCTGTGGACCTATGACGGGCTGGAAAAGTGCCGGATCGATCCCGTGCCGAACGAGCAGCCGGCCGTTACGCTGGCTCGGCTTGGCATCGGCCGGGTGGTAGTCGCTGTGGACCCTTCCGGCGCCGCTGGCGAGGAAGACAAGCGGTCCGACGAGATCGGCATCAGCGTGGTTGGCCGGGCCGGCAAGAAAGCTTATGTTCTCGCGGATTGCACCTTACGTGCTGGTCCGGAGCAATGGGCCAAAACCGCGGTGAAAGCCTTCGACGACTGGTCTGCCAACACCATCGTGGCGGAACGGAACTTCGGCGGGGCGATGGTCGAGGCGGTCATCCGCACAGCGCGACAGAATTTGCCCGTCAAGTTGATCACAGCGTCCCGTGGCAAGCACGTCAGAGCCGAGCCGGTCGCAGCGCTCTACGAGGCGGGCGACGTGGCTCATCTTGGGCGGTTTCCAGATCTTGAAGACCAGTTATGTAACTTCTCTTCTGCCGGCTACACCGGCGAGCGAAGTCCTGACCGGGCCGACGCGATGGTGTGGGCCATGAGCGAGTTAATGATCGACAGCTTTATGCTTTCCACCTCCTCGCTCGTCCAGACCTACCGCACGAGACGCTGAGTGCCCGACGATCCTTCTACGACATCGACAGAATACAAGCGCATGGAGCCGAGGTGGCGCCTCGTGTCGGACATTCTCGATGGTGTCGAGGCAATCAGGGCACGGCGATCGACCTATCTGCCCAGGTATGAGATCGAGACGCAGGGTGACTATGATCGGCGTCTTTCCTCGGCGCCATGGCGCCCCGAGTTTGCCGATATCCTGCAGACGTTGGCGTCCAAACCGTTCGGGCGTGATGTCACGCTGAAAGGCAACGTTCCCGACGATATTCAAGGGACAGTTGATCCATCCACGAAGATGCGCTCTGGCGGACTCGTAGACGACATTGACGGTCGTGGAAATAGTTTAACGGTTTTCGCATCCGATGCATTCTCTAACGCGGTGGCCAAGGGCGCTCACGCTATCCTCGTTGACCATCCGCCGATGCCTGATAATGCATCGCGGGCCGATGAGAAAACAGCAGGTGCTCGTCCATATTGGATCCAGGTGCCGATCGACAACATCATCGCGCTCTACACTGATGTTGAGGGAGGGCGCGAGGTCATCACCCACGCCCGCATCCGTGAATGTCGGACTGAGCGGGATGGGTATGGCGAGAAGATCGTCAACCAGATCCGCGTACTGGAACCCGGTACGTCGGAAGTGTTCGAGCAAGACACTAAGGGTATCTGGGTGAGCCAAGGTGTGACGCCCATGGTTCGGGGCGGCAAACATCATAGCGTGCCGCTCGCACTGTGTTTCCTCGGCAAGAGGCTCGGGATGCAGGAGGTCAGACTTCCTCTACAAAGTGTTAGCGACATGCAGATCGAGCTTTTCCAGGCTCTGTCGAGGTATGAGGAAATCCTGGTCTACGCGGGGTCTCCCATGCTGTCGGGGAATGGGATCGCTCCGCCTTCCGAGAAGGAGCGCGCTATCGCGCTTGGTCCGAAGACAATTCTCTTTGCCCCTCGTATAGGGGACGGCCCCACGCCCTATTGGGATTTCGTTCAGCCAAACCCGGCCAACATCACCGCCATCAAGGCCAGTGTCGAAGCGATCCAGTCTGATATGCGTCGGATCGGACTTCAGCCACTCACCGAACAACCGGGCAATCCGACCGCCACTGGTAAGGCCATCGACGCCGCTAAGGCCCACAGTGCGGTGAAAAGTTGGGCGCTTTTGCAAAATGACGCCATTGAGCAGGCCATGGTGTTCACGGCACAGTATCTCGGCATCGAGACGACGATCCAAACCGAAGTGTCAACGGACTTCAGCGTCCTCCCGTATGCGGCAGAGCCGCTTAAGGCGTTACTGACGGCTCGGGCGACAAAGGACATTTCGCACGAGACGTTGATCGGCAGCCTAAAGCGCTTTGACGTACTGCCTGCCGATTTCGATATGCTTACGAATGAAGTTCAGCTTGCGGCTGAATCTGATCGCCTTGTTGCTACTGGCGCACCGCCAATCCAAGAGACGATCAAGGTTCAAGACTGATTGTAGTTCTGAGTTGATCCAGGATCGGGTCTTCTCTGATTAGGCTGGATGGCCTTTGGCTGGCGGATGCCATGGAGAAGTTCAATTGAAGCTTAAAACAGTCGTTATCGAAGGCAAGACTTACGCCGAAGTCCAGGACGACAAGCCGATCATTGTGGATGACGATGGCAAGGATGTCGCTTTTGATCTTGCGCATACTCGAAATACGATCTCCCGTCTCAATGGCGAGAGTAAGACCCAGCGCGAAGCTCGCGAGGCTGCCGAAGCCAAGCTGAAGGCGTATGAGGGCATCGATGACGCCGACTCCGCCCGTAAGGCGCTGGAGACCGTCAAAAACCTCAAAGAGGGCGAGCTTCTGACCGCGGGTCAAGTACAAGAAATCAAGGATGCGGCTCGCCGCGCTGCTGATGAGCAGGTCAGCGCCGCTGCTAAGGAGCACGCCAAAAAGCTTCGCCTCGCTGAGGCGGATCGCGATCGCTTCAAGGGCGATCTGGATAGCACACTGCTTGGCCTCGCTTTTACGCAGTCTAAGTTCATCAATGATCGCTCTGCCGTTCCAGCCGCGATGATGAAGGCGCAATTCGGCTCGAACTTCAAGTTCGAGGACGGCAAGATGATCGCCCATTACCCTAATGGGGAAAAGATCTTTTCTGTCGCGCGTCCTGGTGATCCTGCCAATTTTGATGAGGCTATCGAGACCTTGGTGGAGCAGTACCCCTACCGGGACAGCATTCTCAAAGGCACCGGCTCGACGGGTGGTGGTTCTCGTGGAAGTGGGAATGCCAGCGGTGGTTCAGGCCGGACCATGACCATGTCGGCCTTTAACGCGCTGCAGCCTGGCCAACAGGCGCAGATCATGTCCGGTAAGGATCGACCTACTCTGGTCGAATAACATCACCTCCACCGACCTCGGATGAGGTTCAATCAAGAATACTTCACACAAACGCGCATCGCTGACCGAAGCCCTGGATGGGGATCGGTGCTCAGGCCAGATGGCAACCCTGAACATCAATCCTCTTCTTTGACAGGTTAAAACCATGGCGAATACCTTTCCAGCCGGTCTGATCGCCCCGCTCTATGAAGCGCTCAATTCGGTCAGCCGAACTTTTGTTGGCTTCATCCCCGGTGTTACGCGGGATAATGGCAACTTCAGTCGTGCTGCTCTCGGTCAGACCGTGACCTCGTTCACGGTGCCGACCATATCTGGTTCCGATATCGTGCCCAGCATGGTGCCGCCGAACGACGGTGATCAGATTTTCGGCCTGACCAACCTGACGATCAGCAAGTCGCGCTATTACCCCATCAAGTGGAACGGCGAGGAGGAACTTGCCGTCAACAACAATGGACCGACGTTCGCCCCCATGCTGCGCCAGCAGTTTCAGCAGGCTTTCAACGCTGCTGTTACTGAGGTCGAACAAAGCCTCGCCAGCACGGCATACGCTGCGGCCTCGCGGGCCTCGGGCACGGCAGGAACGGCGCCGTTTGGCATTGCCAATAACCTTGGCGACTTTGCTCGTACTGCTCAGATCCTTGACGAGAATGGCGCGCCCAACGTTGCGCGTTCCATCATCGTCAACTCGGGCGCGATGGCCAACCTTCGCGGCAGTCAGTCGGTTCTGTTCAAGGCGAACGAGGCCGGTACCGATGACCTTCTACGTCGCGGAACAGTTGGCGCAGTCGAAGGCTTCAAGATTGGTTATTCGCCCGGCATCAGGGGGATCACGAAGGGGACCGGCGCTGGGTATGTACTTGGGGCCGGAACCTATCCGGTCGGCACCACCGCGCTACCCGTGACGACTGGCACCGGCACCGTGCTCGCCGGAGACGTGATCACCCTGGCTGGCGATACCTATCAATACGTCGTGGCGGCTGGCGCTTCGGCGCCCGGTACCATTTCGATCCAGTCGCCTGGGCTGAAAATCGTTCATGCGGCTGGCGATGCGCTTACGATCGGTGGTAGCTTCACCCCAAACATCGGCTTTACGCAGGACGCGATGGTCCTGGCAACGCGCCCTCCGGCTCTTCCCCTCGGCGGAGACATGGGTGAGCATCAGCTTGTGCTCGATGATTTCTCGGGCCTCGTGTTCGATGTCGGCCGCTACGTCGGTTATCATCAGGTGCGCTACGAAGTCGGTTTAGCATGGGGCCAAGCCGCTGTTAACCCGGCTCATATCGCCCTTCTGCTTGGCTGATTGAGCGGGGCCTTAAATGTCCCCGTGTTCCTCCATCTTTTGGTTTAGGAGGCCTTGATGGCCGACGCGCAAACGCTCACCCCGTATTCCGATACCGACAAGGCCAAGGCTGACGCTATGGCGGCTCAGACCAAGGCCGTCGAAATGCAGAACAAGGCCAACGATTCTACGAAGACCAAGGAGCAGTTGTCGGCCGATAAGGCCAAGGCTGACGCCGATAACGCAAACGCCAAGCTGGCTCAGGTCACAGCAGAAGAGACGGCGCCTGCAGGCGTCAGTACCGCCGAGGAAGCCAAGATCATGGCGCCGATCCCCGGTGACATGCCGGCTGACGAACATATGGCTCAAAAGTTCGGGAACGATCCTGCCAATCCACAGCCTCTTCCGGGCACAACGGACGGCGACGGCAAGACCGTTGATCTCTATCGGATCACGCCCGACAGCCCGGATCGGGTGACGATCAGGGTGCATCCGGATATGGTCGGTAACTACCTGCGGGCAGGCTGGAGCCGCGACTGATCCGGTATGCGAGGGCGTAGCCGATGATCCTTCCTACTGTCGCCATTCACCACCCCCTTGATCATGACGTCGTCATGAACGTCAATGCGGCCGACTACCGCGAAGGTGAACATGAGATGTGGGTTGATCCCATGCCCACCGATACTGATGATTTCCGCGTCCAAAAGGGTGCGCGGGGACTTTGGTTCGTGAAGCGCGGTGGCGAAGCTCTGACGTCGGGTTTCAAGACGGAGGCAGAGGCGGAATCCGCCAAGGCTGATCTCGCTTGACACTCCTCGTCGAGGATGGAACTGGCGTGGCTACGGCAGAAAGCTATGTGAGCGTTGCTGGATGTTCCAGCTACGCGATCAGCCACAACTTGACGTTCGACGTGACTGCGTTGTCCCAAGCTGAGGCAGCACTGAGGGTAGCGTCAGCCTACATAGACGACGGCTACCGGCTTCGATTTCCAGGCTATCGGACGTTCAGGCGCGCTCAAGGCAGGGAGTGGCCGCGTACCGGCGCTTTCTACAGCTATGCCGATAATGCGACTCCATCGCCCTACCTCTATGGGTACGGCAGGGGTGGGAGCGGCTACGGCTACACAGCATGGCCCTATGATCCTATCGGCATCAATGCGATCCCGCCAGAGATCGTCAATGCCACTTGTCTTGCGGCGATCCGCGAATATGCGGAGCCAGGTGTTCTTCAACCGGATCTGGAACGTGGCGGCGCGGTATCGCTGCTGAAGGCCGGGCCTGTCGAGGTGAAGTACGCATCGGCAGCTTCTGCTCAGACCATCTTTCAGATCATCGACGCTGCCTTGTCCGGCCTCATCGGGGTGCGAAGCGGCCTGACCTCGCGAGCCACAAGAGGGTGACATGAAGAAAACCACAGCGTCCAAGACCTTGGCTAGCACCAAGACATCGAAGCCCGCTAAGAGCGCCGCTGCAAAGACGCTCGCCAAGGCGTCCCGTAAGAAGTGACATCGCTGCTCGCGGGTTCTCTTGCCCGCACCATCGGCAAGGCCATGAGCGGCCTGTTCCTGCCCGCGACCATGACCCGCGGTGCGACGTCCTACCCCTGCCGCGCGATCTTCGACCAATGGGGCAAGGATTCTGGCTCCGGAGGTGCTCTCACGAACCCGGATGTCAAGGCCCTCGTGTTGGCCAACTCGCTCGCGGTCGAGCCGGCCTCAGGTGACGTCGTTGCCCTTCAAGGGTCCACATTCGTCGTGGTGTCGAACATCGACACGAAGCCGGCGGTTTCCACCGATCCCGCAAGGGCGGTCTGGACCCTGATCGGCAAGTTCTCTCCGGTCGGGTCCGGTGTCCTCGCCGCTTATGCCACGACTGCGGCAGCGCTTGGCACGCCATACAGGGTCTATCGCTCGACCGGCAACAACCCACTGTCGACGGCTCCGATCGAGACCACGCCCGTCGTGGTGACGAGCGCCAAGTCCTCCGGTTTCGACTTCAAGCGGTCATCCACGTTCGAGGACCTCCTGTTCGCCATGCAGGCCGATTTTTCCAACATCAGGATCGGCGACTACCTCGTGGGGTCGAGCGGAACATTCTTCATCGCCGACATGCCGCCGCTCCGCCCCGTGGTGGCGGTGCAATGCAATCGTCTCGCCACCATCTCGCGCTCGAACAGCGAACGTAACGTGGCGGGAGGGCAAGCCCAAGGCCTGCCGAGTCAGCCAGGCAGCACCGGGCGCTACCGCGGCGTCAGCACCGCTGTCGTGCCGTCCGGGGCCGGCGAGACCGACATCGTCATCGGCATCCCCTGTGCCATGATCGGCTCGACGGGCCGCGCCACAGGTACGGGTGAGACCCCGACCGACGCGCCAGGCCCGAGCCGGTGGCGGATCTACCTGCCACAGTCCGCAGCCCCGAAGGGCACGATCCACGACCGCGATATTGTGACGGACGAAGAGGGAATCCGGCATCAGGTCAGCGCCGCTGGGTGGACGCCGGTCGGGTATCGGCTTGAAACCGTGCGGTTGGAGAACTGATCAATGCCGGTGAATGGATTGCCCAAAGTCAGTCTTGACCTAAATCCGGGACGTGGCGGGAAACTGACGGTCGACGGCGTCAGCTTGGGCGGTGTGACCGAGGTTACTGTCCGCGCGACACGTGACAAAATAACAACCGTCTCGCTCGACCTGCATGCTGGCTTTGCCTTGAGGGAGTCTGTGGCGGAGGTCATCATCCGCATCATAGGCTTGGACCATGAGCGGGTGGAATTGTCCAAGCGGGCTGGTGAGGCCGACACTGGTGCCGACAGCCGCGTATTTCGGGCCGCAATGGCCACGCTAGACTGGCTGGTCATGCCGCACGGGCACTTGACTGTGTCGCGAGGCAAGTCTTTGGCGGATTTCGTCGCCGAGGCCGTCGCGGGCGAGTAGACGTGGCAGATATCACCGACGTCACCGACGCGCTTGAGCAAATCGCCATCGCGGCCTGCTATCCGAAGGGTACGTCTTCCCTTTCCGTCTCAGGCAAGCCCATCGACATTGCCCAAGGCTGGGTCGTCTCGGAAGATCTCGACGCCGGCCTGCCGCAGGGCACGATCTTCGTCACGGTCTATGCGGTGCCATCCTCGACCGCGAAGCTACCGGTGCCGCTCAGCGGGTCCAGCGACGGCGTGATCGTGGCGCCGGTCCACGGCATGTCGGCTGTGGTGTCGGACCTGTCGTTCACGCTTTCCGGCACGCCGACGCTCGGTGAATACGCCACCGTGGTCGTCGGCACCCATGCTTATTCCTACCCTGCCATTGCCGGTGACACCGTCCAGATCGTGGCGGCCGCGCTCGCGGCGCAAATCCCAGGTGCCGCGGTTTCGGGATCGACGGTTTCCCTGACATCCGGCCCATCAATCACGGTCCGCATCGGCGCGCCCGCCACGATGGGCAGGACCATCGATCGCGAACGTCAGAACGTCATCCTGGGGGTTTGGGCACCGAACCCGTCCGACCGGACCGTGGTGGCGCGGGCGCTCAAGGTCGCGGTGGCGCAGAACCTCACCATCATTCTGCCCGACACGTCGGAGGCCCTGCTGATCACGCAAGGCATGACCCAGACCGACAAGAACCAACTCGAACTTGCGTGGCGTCGCGATCTCACCGTGCAAGTCACGTTCGACACCGTCGAGACGTACCCGGCCTACGAGGTCACATCGGTGGATGTGACGATCAAGCCCGGCCCATCCTCGCTCACCCGAGCCTACTAGGACCATCCCATGCCCTTCGAAATGACGGTCCAGGAAGCGTTCACCGAACGCCTCCCTGGCGGTGCCATGCGCGTCTGGAGTCGCGGGGAAGAGATCTCCGATCCCATCGTAGTCGACCGGCTTCGGGGCAATCCCCACGTCGTCCAGCGCTGGGAAGACGACCCGCCGCCTGCTCCCGAACCCGCACCGGAACCGGCCGCGAAGACCGATCCGAAGCCGCTCCCCTCCGTGGGCATCAGAAGCTTCGTCCCCATCACCGATCCCGTCACCGATCCGGCTCCCAAGCCCGTCACTGCCTGAGGACCTGACCCTTGGCCATCACCTTCCGCGACGGCACCGTCAACATTGCCGCGATCTCGACGCCTGGCGTGGCGATCGACATCGTTCCGCCGACGCCGTTTCTGACCGGCGCGCCGACATCCGTCCAGGCCAACGTCGGCGTGGCGTCCTGGGGCACGCCCAATACCGTTGTCACGTCTTCGGGCGCTGCGGACGGTTATGCCAAGCTTGGCCGTCCACAGGTCCGCTATGGCGATCTTGCCACCGCACTGGCAGTTCATTTGAGCCAAGGCACTCAGGGCTCATATCGCTTCGTGCGCGTCACCGACGGCACCGACGTCGCAGCCAGCGTGGTCCTGCCGAGCACACTCGGGCGTTTTACCGCGCGGTCATCGGGCACCCTCGGCAACAGCATCGGGGTCGCATTCGCGGGCTCGACGGCCGTTGGCTCCTACAGCGCCATCATCCAATTCCCCGGCGTCCTTGGCGAGCGGTTCGACAACATCTTCACCGGCCTCGCGTCGGTCACCACCACGCCCGGCACCGGTTACACCTCCGTTCCCTCGGCTGTCGTCACGGCTCCGCAGAAGGCTCTCTCGGCCGTCCAGGCCACGATCCAACCGACCTTGACGGCCGTGGGTGCCCCAACGGTGACGACCGGCGGCACCGGCTACGTCGTGGGGGACAAGATCACCCTCGGTGCCGGCGTCGTCCTGACGGTTGCGACCGTGACGGGCGGTGCCGTCACGACCGTGACGGTGTCCAATCCCGGCCTCATCACCTCAGGTGCCGTTCCCGCTACCGTTGGGCAGCAGACCTCGACCGTGACGGCCGGTGGCGCTGTTGGGGCGGGCTCAGGCGCTGCGTTCGGTCTCGCCTGGGGCCTCGGCGCGCCCATCATCTCGGCAGGCGGCGGCTATTACACCGCGGCGGGCCCCGCGCTGTCGCTCACGCTTGTCGGTGGCGGAGCAACGACGCCCGGCACCATCATTCCGACAATGTCGTTCGGGGCGGCGCTGGCCACTGCCGTCAACCTCGGCACACAGCAGCGTTCGAAATCCGGCTATCTGGTTTTCACGCCCGGCACCGGAACGGGCTCTCCCACGATCGGCCCCGTCTATACGCTCGCGGGTGGCACCGATGGGGCGTCCGGCGTCACCTCGCTGATCCAGGCCGGACAGGACGGGTCTGGCCTCAGCCGGACCGGCGCCTATGCGCTCCGCGGGATGGTCCCCGGCATGGACACATTCACGCTGGTCGATTGCGTCGATACGACGATCTATCCCGCCATGCTGGCGCTAGCCATCGACGAGACGGCGGGCTTCTCGTTTGCCACGGCGGCAGGAGACACGATCGCCGGGGCCATTGCGGCTCGTCAGAACGCCGGCATCGACGACTTCGACGGCGACTTCCTCGTGGGAGATTGGCCGACTTTCAACGACGGCGTCAACGGATCCCGCCTCGTCTATCCGTCGCTGTTCGCACTCGGGCTCTACGGCAACCTCAGCCCGGAGCAATCGCCCATCAACAAGCCGCTCAGGGGCGTCCTGGCCACGCAAGGGTCTTCCACCGGCATCCCGATCTCCAATGCCGACAATGCGCTGGCCCAGGATGGGGGCGTCGACATCATCGGCCGCACCGCGTCGCTCGGAGCTGACTATTTCAGCCTCGTTACCGGTCGCACAACGTCATCGAACACGGCCGGGCGTGGCGTCGAATACCGCCGCTTGACGAACTTCATCGCCCGGTCGCTCGCCGGTCCCGCGACACGGTCGATCATCGGCCTTCTGCAGTCCACCCAGCGTGCTGACGACCCGACCCGCACCAAGGCCAAGGCCATCCTGGACAGCTTCTTCGGCATTCTTCAGGATCCGGCCTACGGCTCCAATGGGTACGGCGTGATCGAGGATGCGGCGACACAGTGCGACCTCAACAACAACAGCCCCGCGAGCGTGCAGCGGGGCTTCCTGAACGCTTATGTCGCCGCCCTGTACCTCAATGCGGTCCGCGTCTTCCTCATCAAGCTTAACGGCGGCGGCAATGTCTCGGTGACGAACAGCGCCACATCGGCCACATCGGTGGGCCAAGCGCTCGCCTCGCTGGCCGGTGCAACGGGCTAATCCTTAAACCCACAGATTGAAAAGGAGCCACCATGTCCGTAAATGGAATGAGCGTGGGGCGGGATTACACGTTCGCGTTCTATGATGTCCGCACCAAACAGGTCGTCAACATGGGTGACGTCATCGGCGTCAAGGTCCGCAAGACGAACCATCGCATCGAGTCTCGCCGCTACAACGACGTGCCGCGCTTCGGCTTCATTCCCGGCGGCTACGAGATCGACTTCGACCTGATCCGGGTGGATCCCGACATCGAGGATTTCCAACTCGCCTATGACACAACGTTCAACGCAGGCGGCGACTGCCCCGGTGGGTTTCTGAACGAGACGGTGCGCTACTCGGGCGGTGTGGTGCGGGCGTTTCGATACACCGGCTTCGTCTTCGCCATCGACGACATCTCGGACGTCAGCCGCGAAAAGAACATTACTTCGCGCGGCAAGGGTATGGCCGGCGACAAGAGGCCTATCTCGTGAGCATCGACCTCGACGCGGTCAAGCGCCGCTACACCGAAACCGTGACGGTGGTCGACGCCTTCGGGCGCGCCATCAAGGTTGGCCGGCTGAAGCCATCCCAGCAGCTCAAGGCTGGCGAGATGGGCGCCAACGACAGCGCCGCCGCGACCATTCGCGTGGTTTGCCACGTCCGGGCCGTGGACGACAAGGATCTCGGCTTCCCCGAAACCCGCCAGGTGCTGAACTCCCGCCTCGACATGCTTGAGGACGAAGGGTTGACGGCCGTCATCGAAGGTATGAAGCAGATCTATGGTGTCGAGGACGACACGCCGAGTAAAGGCGTGGCGGAATCGGCAAAAAACTCATCGGCCAGCCAGGTTTCCGACAAGCCTGCTGGCTGATCAAGAACGGGATGTCAGAGGAAACCGCATTCGCCCTCGACGATGACGAGGCACTGGCTTTCGCGGTGGCGTTCGCCGAGATCGAAAGCGGCGGGAAAGCTGAGTACGACTTCGACGAAGGGGAATGGCGGAACTAGGTCGGGGTCAGGCGTAGGCTTTGCCCGACGTAGGGGCTGGAATCTGCTTACCATGGCGAATGGCGTGATCGATCCATTCGCCAATCGCCTCCCGGCAATTCCGTGTAGCCTTTTCCGGCGTTTCTCCGTCCGACATGCAGCCGGGGAGATCAGGAACCCAAGCGAGATAGCCGCCACCGTCCTCGGGCGTCAGCTTTTCGACTGTGATCCGGTACTCGTTCATCGCGCGCTTCGAAAGGTGAACTGAAGATGGATCCCAACATCCTTGGCGGCTTTCTCAGGGTGCAGGGTCTTGTGGACCTAGACACCTATCTTCAAAGTCCATCAGATTGGGATGAGATAGCACGCCGGCTTGAAGAGCACGCCAAGCTTGCAGGGCAGCGGCTACATGCTTCCGTATCAAGCCGGATCTCAGCTCTTGCGTGGCAAATTGCTTCGCCAACCGCTCCGGGATTTTCGGCCCTAGCTGTCGCCTTAAGGCGGTTTGAAGAGCACGTGACGCGGTTCGCGTTCGAACTCGAAGTACATGGTCAGTTGCAGCACCCGCACAGAGCACGGCCGAGACACGCAGTAGCCCCTCTTTGCCGAGGAGGTGACGGCGAAGGGCAGCATCCATCTCACTAAACGGCGGCTGATGAGCGTCCTGGAATGCGTAAATGAGAACGAAGAGCAGGATCTCGGTTTTGATCGTCGTAGGCAGGCCGGACAGGAAAGCGAACAGCGCTTCGTCTGGCTCTATAGCCCGTTCAGGCTTCATCGTGCCGTTCGGTCTCGACACCGGATGGCGGCCCATCGAGGAAGCCCTTGGCGGACAGCGCCTCGGTGAGGATGCGGCGGATGGCTTCGGGACGCGATGGAGCGTCGGGAAGAGCGGAGAGGTAGGCGTCGAGGGCGGGCAACACAGGCGCGTGAAGGCGCACCATGACGCCAGCGCCAAGGCCGGTGGTTTTTTTTCGTCCGCGCTTCTTTTTCGCGATATCGCCTATTGACGTGCTCATGCAAACGCGATATCACAAATAAGACGGGCCGCCAAGGTGCTGGAAACACCAAGGCAGCCCTAACCACCGCAGTTCGTAGGAGACCGCAATGGCTACCGCCAAGAATACCACAGCCCCGTCTCGTTTCCACAACCTGTCCGATGCTGCTCTCGCCGACGCGCTCGGCCGGGCCGATGCCATCGCCAAGGCCGCCACGGCCGAGCTGGACGCCCTCAAGACCGAGGCCAAGCGTCGCGAAGTCGAAGAGCTGCAGGGAGACGAGTTCACCGTCACCGTGACCGAGCAAATCGCCGGCCGGATCGACACCGCGAAAGTCAAGGCATTCCTGGGCGTCTGCTACGGCGAGTTCGAGAACGCGGTGATCAGCACCGTGGTCCGCGTCCGGGCCGTCAACCGCCTCGCGCTGGCCGCCTGAGATGGCCCCGCACGATCGCCGGAAGCTACCCGGCATCGAGATCGCGGCTCTCGCGATCAAGGCGTGGAACGCGCATTTCTCTGGGAAGCACCCGAACTACCTGCGTTGGCAGACCAGCGAAGCGGCCGGCGCCGAGCCCTTCCCGAAGGTGCAGTGATGCTCACGGTACAGCGGTCGGAGAAGCACGAAGCGGAGTTGGTTACGATCCCCGATCGGCTCCGCCACATGGACGAGCAGCGTGTGCTCGACATGATGGAGTCGTTCAAAAAGATCGGGCAGATGACCCCGATCCAGGTTCGCATCATTGGAGACGGTGATGATGTCGTCCTTGTCGCCGGCCGACACCGCCTTGAGGCGGCCCGCCGGCTGGGATGGGACAAGATCCTCATTAATGTCGTTGAGGGTGACGAGATCGACTATCGCCTTTGGGAGATCGCCGAAAATCTTCATCGCGCGGAATTGACGGTCCTGGAACGGTCTCAGCACCTCGCTGAGTGGATACGTCTTTTTCAAGAGCATGGGGAGGAGCACCTTAAGCAGGTTCAAGACGCTGTCGCAGACGTTGAGCGGCTTCCTGCATCTCAAATCGGGCCAATAGGATCTTCTTTGGCTTCGAAGGGCGGTAGGGCTTCTACTCCCAGGGTGGGCAAATCTGCCCACCCTTCGAAGCCAGGAGGCGCACAGCCTAACGATGCCGGCATCAGTGCCGCTGCGAAGGAATTCGCGGTGGACCGCAGAGAGGTTCGACGGGCGCGTAAAATCGACGCCATCTCGCCCGAGGCCAAGCAGGCGGCCCGCGTCGCGGGCCTTGAGAAGAACCAGTCCGCTCTGCTGAAGGTCGCTGCGGTTCCGGCCGACGAACAGGTGGCCAAGGTCGAGGCGATGAAGGCCGAACGCTCTCAGCCTCGCGCGTCCGAAACCAAGCCAGGAAGGCCGCTTTCGGATCGGCAACAGCGCCACAAGATCCTCGACGTCGAAGTCGCTGAGGTGATTGCAGCGTTAGAGGACGCGCTCGGTAGCCGATTCGAGGAAATAGCCTTGCTCCTCTGCAATGTTGATCTTCATCGCTTGCATGAAAAGTTGGTTGAAAGACTACCTGACTAAAGCCCCCGCTTCGTCATTCCCACTGCGCTACTCCACCGTGGCGCGAGCACGTCCCGCGTCGGTGTTCCGACATTGAATGGCTTCCATCTCGGCAGATCGCCGTCTCGCCTGGAATATGGCCGGTGACGCATGCCGGGTCACGGATCTCATGCCCTGAGCTGTTGGTGTAAGTGCCGTGAGCGTCGCGACAGGCGGGGGCTGCAAAACCGGCGTATGTCGATGCGATCACGGCGCCGATGACGATGACGAAACGCATGGTTTCTCTCCCTGGATTAAGGGCGGAAACATGGCATTTGCGGACGGAATGAGTCAACCGAGCTTGTCTGGAATGCGCCCAAGCATGATCCTACATAGCCTCTCCATGAACGTGGAGAGAGATCATGCGTGCTTTGATTTTGGCGGGGGCGTTAGCGGTTAGCGCGTGGTGCTGTGGCCCAGCTACAGCGTCGCCGCTTACTTGTGAAATGTTTAAGCATCGCCTGCATGAAGCCATCGACCGTGACGGCAATCATATCGCTCAGATTGAGCACTACAGGTTCGACGGGCCAGATATGGGCGGCGGAAAGTCCTATGTTTGGGACGATATCGTGGGACTGAACGGGTCACTCTCTTGCGGCCCAAAGGACGAGTTCGGAGATTTCTCGGCTTCCATGCCGTTGGACAATGGATTGAAGGACATTGTCTACGGGCGCTTCGCCAAGCTAGCATCCCTCACGACATGCGCGCTCTCATCTTCCGACGAACCTCAGTGCTTCACTTTTGCTAACAAGATGCTTGACGTGAGTGTGTCCGACCTGAAAAAGCAAGTCGACCGTGGGGAGAAATTCCCGGTAGGGACATGCGATTTCTACTTGTTCGGTAATATCGACGCTGAGCTTGATGTCAGGCTATCCGGCTTTGATTGGTCGGTTGGTCCGGGAAAGTTTCAGACGATGGAAGAAGTGCGGTTGCCACTTGATCCCTCGCGAAGGGATGCGGATTGATCCCTCTTTCCGACGTCATCGCCGGCCTGAAGCGAAACCAACTTGCTCTCAAGTTCGCCCTTGAGCGGGAAGTGCGGCTCGGCATGGAAGAGGCGGCGAAGAAGGCCAAGAGCTTCATTGGCGAGCAGCAGCAAGGGTGGCCCGAATTGGCGGCTTCAACAATCGCTGAGAAATCCGCTTTGGGTTATCCCGTCCCGGCGCCGCTCCTCCGGGACGGCGATCTTCGGGACAGCATTTCAGGCGAAGCCGAGAGTGGTTTTCGTGAAGTCGTGGGCATTGTCGGCAGCACCGACCCCATCTCGGTCTATCACGAGGTCGGAACAAGCAGGGTGCCCCCGCGGCCCTTCCTCGGCCCCGCCTTGATGCTGGTCGAGCCCGAACTCGCGACGGCGCTCGCCGAGACCGCTGTCCGCGCCTTGACACCAGGAGCCAGGGTTTGAACGAGACTTTCAGTACAGGCGCCGTCTTCCGCCTCGTTGATGAGTTCGACGGTCCCTTGCGCCGCCTTATTGGCGGGCTTGAGAGCGCGGAGAAGAAAGCCGTTGGCCTACAAGGCACGCTCGACAAGCTCGGGTTGGGCGCTGTCGTCACGAAGATGGAAAGTCAGTGGGAGGAGATCAGCAAGATCTCGTCCGCAGGGGTTGACAAGGTCATCAAGTCCATGGCTCGGCTCGGGCCGGACACCGGGGCCGTCTTCGGCGAGATGACGAAAGGCGCTAAGGCCTCGTTCGGTGAAATCGGCACCTTCGCGAGCGGTCTTTCCGGCGAAGTCGTCGAGGCCATGAAGGGGTTAAAGACAGGCGCCATCGCGGAGATGCAGGGCATCGGCGCAGCGGCACCGGAGGCGCTCGGTGGAGTTCTGACGGCGACGGTGGCGATGCAGTCGGACGTTCTCGCCGAGATGCGGGCGACGGCGACGGGCGCGATCGAAGCCTTGCGGGGCATCGGCGCGGAGGCACCGGAACTGTTCCAGCCAATCGCTAGCGCGGCCACGGCCGCAGCCGAGGAAGCTATAGGCAGCATCGGCCGCATCAACGAAGCGATAAAGGCATCGGTCGCCGAGATGCAGGGCCTGAGCACCGAGGCTGCGGCCGTAGCGGCGCGCTCGTCAGGCGCTGCCGCAGCTGCGACTGGTGTAGTCCCTGTTTCAGGTAGCGGTCTCACCCCGATCGTCCCCCGCAATCCTGCGTCCCCTCATAACAAGGCCCATGGCGGTTTCCACCTTCGCCCTCATCACGTGGCGATTCCAGGCGGGAGTCTGGGCGCCAGCCAAGGCGGCGACGGCATGGTACCACTGGTCAGCGGCATCTTGACGGGTGAAATCCTGAAAGATGCGCTCGGTAAGGCTTTCGATTTCCGTCATTGGGAAACCCAATTCGAGGCCGCCGGATTCAGTCAATCCGAGGTTCAGAAGGCAAGCAAGTCCGCGTGGGCCAACGCGGCTCAGAACCAAAACACGTCGGCGACGGAGAACATCGGCCGCCTCTACGAGATGATCAAGGTCTTCCCAGAGTTCAATGGAAAAAAGCCGACGCTCGACGAGGCTATCACTTTTCTCCCGGCCTTCAACAACATCATGACTGGTCTGCAGTCGGTCAAGTCGGAAGGTATTCACAGCAAGTTTAGCAGCGGCAAGCAGGTATTCGAACTTGCGAAGGGCTTGGAGGAGACTGGCGTCACTCAGCGCGGCACAAACGAGGAGAGAGAGAAGAACACCAAGGCGATGATGAGTGAGCTGTTCAAAACCATGTTGTCAGAGCGTGGCGTTACGGATGGTTCCTCATTCTACGCCATGACGAACAACTCCGGCGGTGCGGCCCAGAACTGGGATATGCGGATGGCGACTGTCGTGGCGCCAATCCTCGGATCAGTAATGAAGCACTCAAAGCTAGGTAACGCTGACTATATGGCTAACCGCTCTTATGCGGCTGGCATCATTACTTCTAAATCTGTCGCAAATCTTGTAAAGTATGGTCTTGTTGATCAGGATTTAGCGAGCGGTAAGGTCTGGCAAGACTCAAAAAGCCAATGGCATCTTGATCCTAACAGCCAATTCGCTGAGGGTATGTCAGAAAATATCTGGGATTGGTCCGGAGGGGTCCTCGATAAGCTCAAAGCTCACGGTGTCGATACACACAATCAAAAGGCGGTCAACCAGGTCATTAACGGCATCGGCTCGAACAAGTCGACCACTATGATGATGCGAGGTCTTTTAGAGCCAGCAACCCGCATGCAGATTGTCAAGGATATGGCTCTCCGCGACGCCGTGCCTGACAATGCCGTAGACATCCTTCAGAACAAAGATCCGGTGTTGAAACTCGACGCCCTGCATAAGAAGACCGAGGATTTTCTTACTGCACTTGGCACCGGGCTTGTTGATCCTGCCATTGCGGGCCTGACAGGCTTGACCGCAGGCATCAACGCTTTCGCTCAGGCCATGGAAGCTCATCCCGACCTCACGAAGGTGGGGGCGATGGGAGCCGGCGTCGCGGCACTCGGGCTGACCGGCTATGGCGCCGCACGAATGCTCGGCTTTGGTGGCGGAGGTGCTGCTTTGTCGGGCGCGGCTACGGCGCTCGATGCATCCGCATTGGCTTTGAAAGAGGCTGCGGCGGCTTTGAGTGGGCGTGCTCTTCCGGGTGGTGGAGGGGCAGGACCCGGCGGCACTTCTCCGGGATACACCAATCTTCTCCCGCGTGCCGCCCTGACGATGTTTCAGCTTTATGAGCTTGGGAAGGATATGCCGGACGTCTTGAAGAAGGCGGAGACAGACAACGCCCCTGTCGATCCGGCTCTCAAGCGAGAGGGCGCGATGGGCGATGCGATTCGCCACTATTGGAAAGACCATAATCCATTCGATATGGGTGCCCATGCGGCAGAGGGAGCGACGATCCCAGGTCTCAACCCTTCCGGCATCACCGGACAGGCTTCTGCGGCCATTGCCGGAAGGCTTGGAGTCCCGGCTGGCATCGACATGTCAGGAGCGATCGAGCGCGCGACCGCAGGCCTCGGGCTGCTGCAAAAGCAGGAAGAGCTGAACGTCTGGCAATTCGGCCAGCTCACCACGTCCACCGGCATCGTCCAGACGTCGTTCGACGGGCTGAATACGCGGGCGACCGGCATAACCGGTGCGTTGGCGTCGTTTTCGGCCGCGCTCGATGCGGCGACCGCCAAGGTCTATGGCCTGTTCGGCGGCGGATCTGGTGCCGGGGCCGGTGACGTCGGCATCGGCTCGGGCTTCACGCAAGCCGCCTATACGACCTGGGACAGCACCGGAGGCGGTTCGGGCTCGTCAGGTATCCATGGCTCCGGTCATGGTGCATCAAATGCCTATGTTGGCGGCACGGGAGGAGATTCGGCCCGGTCCATGCCGTCCATTCGCTACGGAAAGCCGTACAGCGGATCCAGCGGGTCACTTGTCGATGGTCCGGTCAGCCGGTTTTCCGCTGGGGGAAGCTTTGCGCAGAAGTCCCCCGAGATCATGTCGCGGCTGATGGGAGATTTCAGCCTCGACGCGCCGATGGCCGCGAAGATCATGGGCAACCTCGGTCACGAGTCGATGGGGTTCAAGGCGTTCAACGAGGTCGGTGGCGGTGGCGGGATCGGTTGGGCGCAATGGACCGGTTCACGCAATCACGGATTTCGTGATTGGTCTGCCGCGAACCATCTGGATCCACATTCCGACGAAGCCAACTACGGCTTCCTCAAGCACGAGCTGGCAGGTCGCTACGCAGGTAGCGTTGCGGGCCTGAAGGCAGGCGGGAGCCTCGAAGGTTTCGAGCGGTCATTCGAAGGGGCCGGTGTCAAGGCTTATGGTAGCCGCCACGCCTATGAGCGTGCCGCCCTCGATGCCTATTCGCACCGCGGCGCCACGGTATCGGCTGGCCGACCCGCCGCCACCGTCTCGGCTCCTCCGCCCCGTAAGGTGAGTCCCGGCGTGCCGGCGGGCGGGGCTATGACGACGGCGATGAATATGCCACCGGTCGAGGTCCATCTCACGCATCTGCTCGACGGTAAGGTTCTGACAAAGACCGTGACCAAACATCAGGCCATGGCCATGCGGCACCCCGGCAACATGGGCGGTCCCGACCCCCACAGCCACTACGTCTCGCCGGGGACGCCAGTGACGGATGCCGCGTGAGCTACATCGACGCCAGTGCCGGCGCGGGAAGCACCGTGCGGACGCCCCGCGTCTGGCTTTTGCTCAACGGTGCCAGACTGCCGTGCATCTCCGCCACGGTGACGCGGAAATCGGAGCGGCAGGCCGACAGGTTCGAAGCCGAGTTGTCGGTCGACGAAACGGCTTCGGCCGGCTTCGGCTATGCGGAATGGGCCGACTATCAGCCAACGGACGTCGAGATCCTGATGTCTCTCGACGGGAGCGATCCCGTTTCCGTCATCACGGGACAGATCGACGAACCGCATATCCATTGGGGCGAATGCACCGTCACGGTGTCGGGTCGGGACAAATCGGGATCTCTCACCGAAAAGCGCCGCTCTCAGCAGTTCAAGAACCAAAAATCCGGTGATGTCGTCTCGACGATCGCTCAGGATCACGGTCTCATGGCCGCGGTTCAGGCGACCGAGGATTTCGCCGGCAAACTCTATGACGTCGACACGAACCATCTCGTGCTGAACCTCTCCGATCATGAGATCCTGTCGCGGCTCGCCGATCGCGAAGGGTTCCGATGGTATGTCGACGGAACGACGCTCTATTTCGAGCCGAAAGGTACCGATGCGGGGACCTTCAACGTCCAGTGGATTCCGCCCGACGGACAAGGCCAGGTCGGAGTCGCGACATGCACCGACCTTGAAACGCATCGCAACATGACGGCGGCGCGTCCGCATAGCCTCGCGGTACGGTCATGGCACCACAAGGACGCAAAAAAGTACGACGGGGTCGCTCAGTCGGGTGGCGTCGGTCCTACCGTGGAAATCGAGCATCACCACAACGGGCGTAATCAGGCCCAGGTCGACAAGCTGAAGAAGTCTCGCCTCAAGGAGGCGATCCGGCACGACTGCAGCGTGGTGGTGAAGGCCCCGGCCGATCTTTCTGTCACGCCGAGGCAGAAGATGAGCCTCTCGGGCACGAGCACGATCTTCGACCAGCTTTACGACGTGGATAGCGTCGAGTTGACGATTGCACGGGAGTCCGGTTCCGAAATGAGCGTTTCAGGTAAGATCGCCAAGTCCGGACGGGACGGTTCCGACGATACCGGCGCGACGCAGTTCTCGACTGTTCCCAACGGGCAGGGTGGCACCATCCACTTACACTTATGACCGACATGGACGAACTGACGAACCATATCCGCCGCATCGCGCAAGAGGTGATGGGCCGCTCGCAGTTCAAGGGGACGCTCGTCTGTACGGCCTTCAATCCGCAGACGCATGCCGTGAAGGGCATCATCCAGCCCCACGGGATCGAAAGCGGGTGGATACCCGTCGCCGCTCTTCATGTCGGCAACGGCTTTGGTATCGCGGTCGGTCCTCGCGTCGGGGATGCGCAGAAGCTCGACGGTCAGGTCTTCGATCTTCATTTCGACGGCGGTGATCCCGACACTCTCGTGGCGCACCACCGGCAGTTCTCGAATACGGACAAGCCTCCTGTCGTACAGTCCGGCGAGATGCTGCTACAGCACGAAAGCGGTAACAAGGTTTTCTTTGCGGCCGACAAGAGCGTGACCGTGATCGGCCAGAGCGGTTCCCAGACCAAGCATCACGCCGATGGCAGGATCAGCATGAAGCCGGCCACGGGCAAGAATGCCTATTACGGCGGCGATCCCGAACAAGGCGGCAATTTCGATCTCGTCAAAACCGTCAACGGGACGGCACAGAACGTCATGGCGAAGATCGGCTGACCCGTGCCCAACGACGTCCTCGCGCTCGGACCCTTCCTGTTCACCGACTTCGCCGTACCCGAGACGCTTCCCGGTGGCGGCAAGCAACAGCTTCGCATCCATAAACTGCCGGGCGGGGACCGCATCATCGATGCCATGGGGCCGGATGACGACGATCGTTCATTCGAGGTGCTGCACGTCGGCTCGGGTTCGGCCGACGATGTCCTGCTGCTGGACCAGATGCGGATTTCGGGACTGCCTTACCCCTATTCGAACGGCATGGAAGCCCGCATCGTCGTCATCGCGTCGCACACTTGGAAGGTGGAGAAGTTCCCCAACGTGATCCATTCGTCGCTGACCCTGACGCCCGTCGACAATCCTGGCGGATTGGGCGCTGCCGTGTCGTCGATCGACAGCCTGATCGGTTCCGATCTTGGTGGCGCGAGTGCTGTCGCGGTCGACAACGTCGCGAATTCGACTCCTCTCGGGTAAGGCGGCATCGGCCACGCATGATCCCGGCGCAAATCACATCAGACCTCGCGCTGCTATCGGCATCGGTCCAGGCCGCAGCCCCGATCAAGACCGCTACGCCGCTGCGCAAGGCCGCCTTGGTGTCGGCGGGCCTCGCGCTCGTGTCGGAGATCGATACTGGTCTTGCGGGGGCCGTGGGTGGCCTCGACGCTCTCGACCCAGCCGGATACGCTGGCGATCTTGTCAACGCGCTACTTGGCCTCGCCACGGCCGCCTATGACCAGGCCACGCTCGCCGATATGCGGGGCACGGTCGGACGCGCAGTGTTCAACCTCGCCGTGGCGTCCGGCACGGCATTAACGAGGCCTCCATCTCAGAATGGGTCTCTTCCTGCCCCTCTGGCGATTCCGACCATTCCTGTTCAGCCGGCGCCCATACCGGCACCGGTCGTTGTTCTGCCAACTATCCCGGCTCCCGCAGCCGATTTCACTCTTGCGTCCAACAGCGGTTTGGTCGCCGCCATAGCCGCATAGGGACACTCCACCATGGCCCTTCCGACACTTACCGTTACGTCCGGCATCGGTACAACCGTCAACACGTTGCCGCCCGGAGGGCAGGCTTTAGGAGCGTCTTCACTACCTGTCGTCATCGCTAGCGATCAATCCGCGGTTCCGGTTTCTGGGACCGTCACGGCCAACTTTGGCACGTTGGGCGCGGCGGCAACCGCCGCCAAGCAGCCGGCGCTCGGCACTGCGGGCGCTTCCTCAGCTGACGTGTTGTCCATGCAGGGTGTCGCAGGCGGCACGCCCGTCCCCATCTCGGGTTCGATTACGGCAACGACAAGTGCCACGGCGTCCGCGGCCCCGCCGACATATTCGGCGGGCTCGCAGCCTCTTTCGGTCGATCTGGCTGGCAACCTGAGAACAGTCGTCTCTGGGTCGATCACGGCGACCACGAGCGGTACTGCCTCAAACGCTGCTCCGACCTACACGGCCGGCTCTAACCCTCTATCGCTCGATCTGTCCGGGAACCTGAGGACGGTAATTTCCGGTGCGCTGGCGACCGGTTCGAATGTCATCGGGGGTGTCACCCAATCGGGCACCTGGACCGTCCAACCCGGCAACACCGCGAATACGACGCCCTGGCTGACCAAGCTAAGCGACGGCACGAACGCGGTTGCCATCAAGTCGGCGTCAACGGCGCCAGTTGCAATCGACACTGCGCTCGTGGTGGCGATCAGCCCCAACAGCGGCCCGACCGACACTGTCATCAAAGCCACGGCGACCGACCGTGGCGGCACCATCACGGCAGGCGGCACTGCGCAACAGCTCATGGCCGCCAATGCGGCGCGGCGCGGCTATTCGGTGCAGAACCAATCGACGGGCGACATCTACATCAACGCGATGACGACGGCGACGATCGATTATCACAGCCTCAAGATCCCGGCCGGTTCCCTCTATGAGACGACGTCCACCCATGTCGGACCCGGCGCCGTCAGCATCATCGGAGCGACGACTGGACAAGCCTATTACGCCCGAGAATTCTGACCATGTCGCCGATGTGGTTCGACCCCAACGGGACGGGTAAGTTCAGCATGCCTGGACTGCGGCATGGGCTTCTTGCCGTTGCACCGTCCGTTGTTCCCCGCGTCATCATCTCGACCGATCCTGGCCAGGACGTCGACGATGCCACGGCTGCAGCTATCGGCACCGTGCTGCACAAGCAGGGCAAGATCATCCTCGTCGCGATCATCACGTCGCCCTCGACCGATACCGCCCCGTCCGCCGATCGCATCCTGCTCGACTATGCCGGCCTGACATCGATCCCGGTGGCATCCCGCAAGGCAAGCGATGTCGCTCAGTCGGACTACATGGACGCGGGGCTGGCGTCGTTCTACGGCTACACGACGGGAAGGGCGAGCTATCCTGATCCTGTGCCGACGATGCGGACGGCGCTCGCCGCAGCCCCGGACCAATCTGTCATCGTGGCCTGCATCGGCCCGGTGCCGGATATCTACGACCTGTTGCAATCCCCCGCCGACAGCATCGATCCACGCACCGGAACGGCGCTGTTTCAGGCCAAAGTGCTGCGCGTCACGACGGTTGCGCTCGGCGGTTTCGACCCGAATTCCACAGCTACGGTGTTTACTGGCGCCAACGACTTCAACTACGGCTTCGTGAACGCCGACTCTCTTTCCGTCGTCAATTCATGGAACGCCATGAACATGCCGGTTTGGGTCGTGGACACTAACCTCGGGCAGAATACCTTCTTCGGGCCACTGCTTTCATCGGCTTCGGCATCGAACCCACTGAAGAAGGCTCATGACTTTTTTCAGACGAACAACAGCCCTTCGATTGTCGATACCGCGACGCGCCGCACGCGCGCCGGCTGGGACCCTATGGCAGTGGCGCTCGCGGCCGGATTGAACGGCAACTTCAGCCTGATCCCCGGCAACATGGCGTTCAGCACCACGAACTCGACATTTACGTTCACCAAGGCGGCGGGCGGCAACTGGCAATGCCTGAAGCCCTTGGTTGCTACTCAACCCCTAGCCGACTACCACAACACCCTGCTCGACGCTTACGATCAGGGTCCGACCGCACCGGCCGCGCCCACCTATCATGGTGGCCCGGTCCAGGTGACGGAGGCGCAGCAGGGGCTCGTCAAAGTTGCGATTGATCCACAATTCTTCGTGACGCTCACCTATGCGACGGACGGGACGACCTATAATCCGTTGCCGGCCGGCGGTATCACGACGCTCACCCCAGGAACCGCCTATTCGCTCACCTTTAAGGCCTCACGCTACGGCCTCACAAGCCCGGCCTCGACGCCGGTCGCCATTACCACCAAGGTGGTAACAGCTCCTACCAGCCTAGAGACGGTTCCCGGCATCCTCCGCGACTTCGACTTCACCACCTCTGCCCGGATGCTGCCGAACCCGGTGGGAACTGGTCGCATCACGTCCGTTGCCGACACCGCAGGTTCCACGAATGCGCTCGCGCCGGACGGCACACAGGGTCCCATCTTCGTTACGGCGTCCACCTTCGGCGCGGCCCGCCCGGCGATCCGGTCGGTCAACGGGGACACGGTGCCTGGGGGCAACGCCACCGCGGGTGCTTATGCTCGGCTGTTCGGCAACATCCCGGAGCTGGCCGGCAAGCAGGATTTCGCGGTGTTCCTCACCGCCAGCGTCAACAACGACCGCAACGACAACGGCCGCATCATATCCTTCGCCAGCGGCGGTAATCTCGATTACCAGGCGGGAGGGTTCTTTATTGAGGTACCCACTACCAATCGAGCCACGTTTACTATCTCTACAACCGTGCTAGGAGGGACTGCCCCCCTGACGCACGACACCCCCATGCTGATCGCCGCCATCTGCACGGCGGGCCAGATACAGCTCTGGGTAAACGGCGTCGTGGTCGGCTCGTCAATTGCCATGAGTACTGTCGGCTCAGCCCCCGTGCTCGGCATCAGCCGAGCGGTCTCCCCCGATGTCAGCGAGATCTTCGGCGACTACGCTGGGTTAACCGTGCTGAACGGTTCTCCCACCGTGGCTAACCGCCAGTACGTCGAGGGCAAAATGGCGTGGTCCGCGACAGGCGACGGATCGCTGCTGCCGACCGGTCATCCCTACAAGACCGTGGCACCGTAAAGGATTATCATGCCTATCCAAACCGAAACTGAATTTCTCACTACCGAGATCGCTAGGCTGCATCAGCGACTCGCTGCCATCATGGCTCCAGCGCCGGCCCCGCCTGTGGCACCGAAGAAGCGCACTCCTATTGCCCTGCCGGGCGTCAACATCGCCAGTGCCGAATTCGCGTCGGACAAACTGCCCGGCACGATGGGACAGACTTACCTCTATCCCGACGATTGGGTGATCACGCCCTGGGCCGCGAAGGGCATCAAGCTCATCCGCATCCCGTTCCTGATCGAGCGGGTTCAGCCTCACAACCATGGCGAGTTCTCCGCCCCCGATATCGCGGCGCTGGATCGCATTGTCGCCACCGCGGCAGGTGTGGGGCTGACGGTGGTGCTCGACGCTCATAACTACGGGCAGCGCGCCGGGGCTAAGATGGACGTCGAGGACGCCCCGAACTTCTGGTGGCGCATGGCGACACGCTACTGCAACGCCCCCAACGTCATGTTCGGCATCATGAACGAGCCCTCGGCCTGGTCGCCGGTCGACTGGCAGGTGACGCTGCGCAAGTGCGTCCACGGAATCCGGGTCACCGGGGCAAAACAGACCATCATGGCGCCGGGTGCTGGCTGGAACGGTGCGCACGACTTCGTCACGGGAGGCAACGCCGCGGCGTTCGCCGGCTTCACCGATCCCAACTTTATGATCGAGGTCCACCAATACCTCGACGGCGACAACTCGGGATCGCACCTGCAGGAATATGCTGCCGGCAAGGGCGCGACGGTGCTGGCCGACGTCACCGCATGGGCGCGAACCAAAGGCTTCCGGCTGTTCCTCGGAGAGTTCGGCTTCGCTATGCCGGCCGGACAGGTCGAGGCGACCGCGATGCTGCAGTTCATGACGGACAACAGCGACGTGTGGGCTGCCTATGGTGTCTGGGCTGCAGGGCAATGGTGGGGCGACTACGCCTTCGGCGTTGAGCCAAGCACTGCCGAGAAACCGCAACTTGCGGTGCTGCAAAACTTTATGGGCTGATCGATGGCCGATCCTTCCACCCCCTACATCGGCTCCGGCCTGCCGGCCAAGATCGTCGAGACGGACGGCATCACTACGCTGTTCCGCTACGCCGCTCGCGAACTCGGGGATGCACTTGCCTGGTGGCAGATTGCCGATCTGAATGGGCTATCCGATTTCCGAGTGAGCGCGGGTGTGAAGTTGTTGATCCCCGCCAAGGGACAAGCTGTAAACGACGGGTTACCTCTTTCATGATCGTCAACGTGATCTGACCGAGGTCGAAAACGCCGCCTCTAAGGTCCATCCGTATCTGATTCTCGACTCCAAAGTTCCTACCAGAATACCTGTCAGAACGCTGACCTCCGTAATGGTCAGTAGGGATCCTTGAAACTCGTATTTACGGTTTGATCTTCTGTTCATGGAGTTTTGTTGTGGCGTAACCCAGCGGCAGTTTCCCTTGAAATATCCTAAATCGTTATCCTGCCGGTCTATTTGTAAATTTCCAGGCGCTTCACCCATATCATGTAAAAAGTTGGAGAAGTCTAACCACTCTTCGCAAACCTTAATACCCCTTCCACCATAATCTTTATAAGCTGCGCAATTCTGATTTTTGCATCGTTGAAGCATCGCTCTCCATACATTGAAAGTCCTTGATCTTACCCCCCGTCTAGAGTGACCATGTGTTGCTCTTGCTTTCAGCATTTCAACAGACAAACATCCGCATGACTTTGACTTACCCAAGGTAAGGTTGTCGCCCGTTATCTCACTTTTTGAGCCACACTGGCATCTGACGGTCCACTTAAAGGGACGGCTGTTTTCCGCCGGACCTTCAACGGTCCAACGACCAAAGCTCTGATTCGTTAAGTCACGAATACGTGGGTTCTTCATAAAGTCTCTCCCTACAGTCTTTCAGACTGATCATACCGTAATCAGGATGAACATGCCAGATTTATCGTGTCAGTGGCAAGGAGATTTTGACCTTACACCAGATGGTGATTTGCTCACCGTCGATGGCATCACTCTCGATAACGATCATATTGAGCGGCGTCTACTCACGGCTGTGTCTGGATATACTTTTCACCAGGACTATGGGGCCGGTCTGCCGCAACGCATCGGCCTCACTGCCCTCGAACGCGGCATCAAGGCCATCGTGCGCCAGCAAATCTATCTTGAAGCCACGGTGGCCCGCATCCCGGCACCGGTCATCACGGTCCAGTTCAAAGCCGATGCCGCCGGCCTCTGTTCGATTCGCATCGACTATATCAATGCCGTGTCGAACACGACGGCCTCAATCGCCCTCGAAGTCCCGACCAGCCGATGAGCACGCTCCAAACACGCGGCTTTTCGCAGATCGTCGGTTCCATCGCGGCCGGGATGCAGGGACGGATCACGTCCCGGTTCCTGAATTTCGCGATCGGCTCGATGCTGCGCGGCTTGGCGGAAGCCGTTGCCGGCGTCGCGCTATGGCTGCAGAAGGAAAACCTTGATACCGCCAAACTGACCCGGTTGGCGACGTCCTACGGGGGCGACGTCGACAGCTTCGTGGCGGATTTTCCGCTGTCCGGCGTCACCCGCCTCGCCGCGCAACCCGCGACGGGGCTTTGCACCTTCTCTCGCTACACGGCTTCGGGCGCAACCGTCTATGTCCCGGTGGGGGCGACTGTGCAGACGGCCGATGGATCGCAGCGGTTCCAGGTTTATGCCGATCCGGCGAACGGCGCCTATGTGGCGTCCTACACGGCGCCGGGATCGCTTGTGGCGACCGGCGGCTATGCCATGCCGGCACAGGTCGCCAGCGTCATTGCGCCAGTCCGCAGCATCACTAACGGCACGACGGGAGCACCAGGGGCGAACGGCAATGTCGCGGCTGGCGCGATCACCAATATCGCGTCCCAGACCTTCGGTGTCGACACGGTCGTCAACCCGGCCGCCTTCGCCAACGGGATCGACGTCGAGTCCGACGCCAGCGTGAAATATCGGTTCGGCCTCGCGGTTCAGGGACGCGGCGGCGGCACGGTCCCGGCTTACCTGTCCGCCATCGCCAATCTCAAGGTCGGCATGACGGCCACGGTGCTGCAGGGCCAGAACCTCGACGGCACCACGAACCTCGGGATGGTCTCCGTCATCGTGGACGATGGATCGGGGGCGATCTCCTCCGCATTGCTGGTTGCGGCACAGTCGGTCATTTCGAGCGATACTAGTGGCGTTCGGGCAGCCGGCATCAGGACGGGCGTCTATGCGTCCGTAACCCTGCCCATCAACGTCGTCATGCAGGTTACCAGCCTCCCCGGCTACATCCATCAGAACGTGGTTGCCGCAGCGGCGGCGGCGCTCGGGCTCTACATCAACGGGCTCGGGCAAGGTGCGACGGTCGGCTATTTCACTCTTGCGGCCGTAGCGCAGCGCGTCACCGGTCTCGGTGAAGTCATCCCATCTTCCTACACGCTGAACGGCGGCACGGCCGATATCGTCGGGACACCGCAGAACACCCCAAAATCCGTGAACCTTGTGATTTCCTGACGTGGCCGTCATCGACAGCACCGAGATGCTCCGGCGTCTCCGCAGCCTCGTCCCCCATGGATGGTTCGGCGACGTCGCGCCGATCCGGGACATCGTCCTCGGTGGCGTTGCGGACGCGATGGTGTGGGTTCGGGCGCAAGGCCAGGTCGTACGGGCCGGTACGCGCCGCGCCGGCACAACCGGATGGCTGCTCGACATCGACCCCTACGGGTTCTTCGGCACGGCTTTCCTGCGCTATCCGAACGAGTCCGACGATGCTTGGCGCAAGCGCTACACCGATGAGATCTTCCGGCCTCGCGTTACCCGTCCGGCTATCGACAAGGCGCTGTTCGACCTTACCGGGAGGCATCCCGTCATCTTGGAGATGTGGAACACGGGCGACGTCGGCGGCTACGGTGTCACCTCAACGGCTTATGGCGGCGGTGTGCCAAATGCGGCATGGTCGGGTGGCTACGGGTCGGGACAAGGTGGTTACGGCTCGGGCCAAGGCTACGAAGGCTACAGCATCGCGCCGACCGGTATCACCGTCTTTCCCGGCGCGGGGCGCTACGGATCGCTCGCCTATCCCTATCAGGTCTTCATCACGGCGTTCCGTCCGATGACGGCCGGCATTCCGCTGATCGGCGGTTACGGCACGATGAACGCCGGCTATGGCGTGGGCGCCATCGAATACGCCGACATGAGCCAGGTCGGTTCGGCCGTGGCCGATGCCGATATCTACGCCTGCGTCAAGCGCACGGTCGGGGCCGGCATCACGGCCTGGGCCGCGATCCAGAACTGACGATCCCCTTTTCCTGAAACGCCCGCCCTGGCTCACCGCCGGGACGCAAACCCATGCACGAGGCTCCATGGATCGTCCCCTGGTATACGCCGGCCAAAACCCGCTGGAGACCGACAACCTCCGGCTCTCGCAATACGCGATGGTGGGCTTGGCCAAGCTGTCCGAAGCGGTGCTCGGCACGGTTCAGGCGGTGGCGGGCTTCACGCTGGCCCCCACGGCTCCGGCGTCGCTCTCGGCCGTGCTGGGGCCGGGCGTCGTGTTTCAGCAGGCGCAACTTGAAGCGACGCCATTCTCGACCCTACCGGCGGACGGCCACACGGTCGTCAAGCAGGGCATCCTGCTCGACGCGCAAACCCTTACCTTTACCCCACCCGCTGCCGCTGGCTACGCTCAGAACTTCCTCGTGGAAGTGCAGTACCAGGACGCCGACGCGGGCGCGACGGTACTGCCCTATTACAACGCCGCGAACCCGCAGGTGGGGTTCTCCGGGCCGGGTGGCGCGGGAACGGCACAGAACACCGTGCGGCGCGGCGCGGTCGCGTACCAGATCAAGGCGGGCGTCGCCGCGACGGCCGGGACCCAAACGAGCCCGGCACCCGATGCCGGATGGGCTGGCATTTACGTCGTGACCCTGGCGCAGGGCGCGACCTCAATCACGGCCGGCAATATCACCCTCTACGCGGGCGCACCCTTTATCCCGGTCACGCTGCCCGGCGTGCCGAACGGCGTCCAGTCCGGGCAGTGGGAATACCTCTCCGTCTCCGGCCTCAACGCCTACACGGGCACGCTCTCCCCGGCGCCGGCCACCCTCACCGCCAATATGGAGGTGCTGGGCTTCTTCGGTACAGGCAACACTGCCGCAGCACCGACGCTCAATGTCGGCAGCTTCGGCGTCCTGCCGATCTTGAAACAGGGCGGCGGCGCTCCGGCGATCGGCGATCTCGCCGGTTTCATGCCGCTGATCCTCAACGGATCGAAGACCGCCTGGGTCATCAACGGGCTGGTGGCGAGCGACATTGCCCCACACGCCGGCCGGCTGATCGCTGTTCAGACCTTCATCGTTTCCGGCCCCTACACCCCGTCGCCCGGCATGACATACATCGTGGTCGAGGGTGTCGGCGGCGGTGCTGCGGGCGGTGGTGCGGGCGGCGCCACGTCGACCTATGTAAGTCTCGGCGCACCCGGCACGGCGGGCTGCTACGGCCGAGCCTTCTACACGGCGGCGCAGATCGGGACGTCTCAGTCCGTCATCATCGGTGCGGGCGGTGCCCCGGTGTCGGGCGGTATCGGCGGGAACGGCGGCCAGACCTATTTCGGCTCGCTGTTGGGCCTCCCCGGCGGCATCGGCGGCAACACGCTGACCAACCAGACCGCGCCGACCGTCAACGGCAACGGCGCGACCTCGGCGGCGGGGACGGGTGCCAACATCACGCAGACGCCCGGCGGCGTTTCCTCGGTCTCGACCGCCTATACGAGCAACGTCGGAGCGTCCGGGGCTGGCGGCACCAGCCTGCTCGGGACCGGCGGCTACGTCGTGTTCATCAATTCGACGGCGGCGCCCGCGACCGGGTTCGGTGCCGGCGGTGGAACCGTCATCGTCAACGCCAGCGGCGGCACGCTGTTCGGTGGCGCTGGATCAGGCGGCAAACTCATCATCACCGAATTCGGGTACTGAAGATATGTCCAGCACCATGATCCTCCACGTCGTCAGAGCCAACACGATCGCCGACGCGATGGTGGTTCCGGATGGGACCACGGTCGCGTCGGACGGCAAGTCTGCGGTGTGTGGAAACACGACCTTCGCGGCTCCGGACGGAGCGGTCTTCGCGGCCATTTCGGGCGGCGTCATCGGCTACGGATGGGATGGGAAGACCGTTTCGCCTCCAGCGACCCCGCCGCAACCGCCGCCGGCCCGCGCCGCCACGGTCAGCAGTTTGCTCGACGCACTGTCGACCTCGCAGCGCGCCACCATCGCGCCAGACCACATGAACCGGTTAGTGGCCCGCGGGGCCATGGGGCACGTCATCATCACCGACCCCAAGGTCGCTCGCGCTGCCGCCGACATGGGCATCACGCCCGACGCGTGGTTTGACCTCGCGCTGACGTCGGCGAGGTAAGCCGTTGGCGACCCAGATCCTCAACCTGCCGCTACTGTCGTTTACGATGACGGTCGCCACCAACGAGGACTGGCTCGACTCGTGGTCCTACCTCGACCCGAGCGGCAGTCCGCTCACATTCGCAGGGCTCACGCTCAACATGATGATCCGGTCCACGCTTGGCAGCGTCACCCCGCCCGTGATCGCATCCACGGCCGCGACCGTGGCGGGCCTTTCGGTTAATGGTGCCATCGTGACCGGGGGCGTCGGCGGCAATGTCCTGTCGCTCCGGATCGCGCGCGCCACGATGGGAAGCGTCGTGCCGGGCCCCTACGTCTTCGAGGTCCAGGCCCAAGGCGATGGTCAAACGCGCACGATCGCGACCGGTGCCGTCATTGTCGTGCAAGGCATTGTCCGATGATCACCGGCCCCCTCACGGTCACGCGCCCATCAGCACCCGGTGTCGCTCCCGGGACGGCGTTGCCTGCTGGCCCCCAGGGCGCGACAGGCGCGGCCTCGACGACGCCGGGGCCTCCGGGGCCTCCGGGACTGCCGGGTATTGTCGGACCGCAGGGAACCCCCACGACGGTAAACGGCAAGATGGGTGCGACCATAACCCTTGCGCTGTCCGACTTGGCGCCCGGAACGCTGCCGACGTCAGTACCCGCAACGTCTGGCCTGCTGTGGAACAACGGCGGCGTCATCTCCATCTCTTGATCGGTTGTTCTTTATGCGCTTGATTATAGCCCTCTTTGCGAGCCTGCTGTCGGTCGCCACTGCGTCGGCTCAAACGGCGCCCTCGCCGACGTTCCAGAACTTGACGCTGAATAGCACGCTTACGCTTGGCGGGGCCACGTTCACGGGCTCGGGAACAACGGCGACGACTCTTGCGGCCGGTAACGATTCCCGCATCATCGGCGCAGCGCAGAAGGCCAACAACGGGTCGGACTTCGCCAGTCCATCGGCTACCCTCGCCAACATCGGCGGCGTCACGCTGGCTCAGGCCGCGGCGGCGCCGGTCACGGCTACGGGAGGCACCGCACTGCGGACGGCGGCGGACCGCGCCGCCGATACCGTCGATGTCCTCGACTTTGGGGCAAAAGGCGACGGCTCGACCGACGATCTCGCTGCATTTCAACGCGCCGCCGCGTCAGTGCCGATCAACACTCCGGTGCGGATCTATACACCGGGCGGCGGCCGGAACTATTTTCTGAGCGCCAGCTTCACCGAAAGCGCAGGCCGTGCCGTCACGGTGGTGGCCGACCCCGGCGCGACGTTCAGCGGCCCCGGCGTCGTCTACGTCAGCCGCTTCGACCATAATTCCACGGCTAACGGCCCCTACGCGTCGGAGATACAGAGTACCGCTGGCGGGCAAATCGGGCCGTACACCGTAATCGCCAACACAGGGGCGAACTCCGCCACGGGGCGACGTCTCTATTACCATTCTACCGGTGCCGGGACGGGGGGCGGCGGCGACATCGGCGACCAGAGCATCGCGCAGTGGGAGGCCCTGACTGGTGGACAGCAGGGCTTCGGCAACTGGAACGTGGCCGTCACCCCTCCGACCGCCAGCTCCGACACGACGACGAAATGGGGCATCTTCAACAGCGAACTCAACATCGTCAATCGTGGCCCGGATCGCGGCTGGGCCGCGACGCGCGGGGCGCTCCAGACGTGGGCCGGCATTTTCCAGATGGTACCGAGCGGCGGCGGGTTTGCGGGCAACACCGGCACCAACGCACTCTTCGGCCTTCTATTCGCCAACGAGGGCGTGGCGAATGCCGCGGGTGTCTTTCCGAAATTCCACAACGGCATCCTGGCGGAACCGAACAGCATCACGCCTCTCGGGTATTTCGCCTATCTCGCCGGCGGATCGACCTTGGCGAATGCGCCTGTGTCACCACTCACGATGAGTGGTTACTGGCAGAACGGCATCCAATGTACCCCAGCCACGATCACCAATGCTTGTCTCGCACTCGCGGCCGGTCAGAGTATCCAGTGGGGTAGCGGTGCGTCGGTGGCAGGTTTCACGTCGACGGGGACTGGTGCGACACTGGCTCCTGCGGCAACCGCAAATGGCGGCACGCAGTTCCAGGCGGGTACACTCGCCGGAGCCGACACCCCCATTACATTGACCGGTGGTAAATCAGGCGCGACGAACGCGCAGGTTTCCCTAGGCGGCAATGTGGGGTTTGACTTTTCCGCCGCCGGAACAATGAGCTTCATTTCGGGAGGGAATTATTTCTTTTCCGGCACGAGTGTGTTGGCCAAGGCACTTAAACCTTTGCAGCTTCCGGCCTTTACGACGGCGACACTTCCGGCCTGCAGCGCGACTTATCAGGATACGATGGCAGTCGCTACCGACGCGACAGCGCCGACCTATCGCGGCGCCCTGACGGGCGGCGGTACGGTGCGCACCCCCGTTTATTGCGACGGAGTCAGCTGGACCACTCGCTGATCCAGGCTTTCGAAGCTCTGCCGCGATCTCCCCTTCACCCCGTCCGGTACCCGGCCCTGACGGGGCTTTCGCACGCCGGATCACCACCAAGGATCAATCCCCATGTCTTTCCTCCAGACCATCCGTGACGATTTGGACAAGCTCGCTGGCCACACGCTCGACCTCGGCAAGTTCACGGCTCAAATCGAGGCCAAAGTGGTTTCCGAAATGGAAGCCTTCAAGGCCGAAGTCATGAGCCGTGTCGACAAGATGCTGTCGGATCTCAAATCGGAAATCATGGGCGGCGTCGAGGCCCAGGCATCGAAGGCTGTCGCTGCCCTGGGAACCGAAGTCGCCAGCATCACCGGGGGCGCGGGCGCCAGTGGCGCATCTCCGACATCGGGTATCCTCCCCGGTCAAGTCGTCACCGTGACGCTTGGAGCGGATCAGGCGAGCGGCGGCACCACCTCCGTCCACGACCTCGTGGCCGCCGATGTGCCCGAGGCCGCTCCGGCCCATATCACGGCTGCCGTGACGGCGCATGACAATGCGGTGGCGAGCGGATCGACCTCGGACGTGGCCCACGCCGATGCGGTTGCCGCAGCCGCCCAGGCAGGCGCCGAGCCCGACATGGCAGCGAGGATCGCCGATAGCGTGACGATCAATCCGCCGAGCGCGGCGGCTGCGCTGTAAAGCAATCCGCATGCTCCAAGCCGAAACCTACACCTGCGCAAGCTGCCGGCGTTTACTTCGGCTGGGCGATCTGGACCGTGCCGCAACCGAAGCGGTGCGGACCTGTGCTGGCGTTGCACCCGAGGATTGCTCCGTCGTGTGCGACGCCTGTTTCAACGAGATTTGGCTCGACGTGTTCGGTACCAAGCCGCCGGGCGCAGTGCTGCATTAGGTGTCCATGGAGCCGGTTGGTGCCCGGCAGGGCATGCTAAAAGCTGATCCAGCCACGGATATGGTTCACGTCTAGGATAACGGGAGTGTTCTCCGAATGCCCGTAACCCTGAGCACCAGCTATGGCTGATGCAATAAGAGCCGCTTCGATTTTATCAGCGCTATCATCAGTACGGAAACGGCCAACAATGCAATCGCTCACATCGCAATCAAGCCAAATGTAGAGATACGCATTGTCCCCTAGGTGATTGACAATTAGTACGTCATCTCCAAACCTGCTTAGGTCCAAGTGAAATGGGTTCGTATCGGATTTCCATGCATTTATGGTTGCTCGCTTCGTGTGGTACTTTTCTCCACCATAACTGAATCCTTCTTCTTCGTTATCCATGCCATTGTACCGATTGAGCAGCACAGCATGGCGAAGTTTTCCACAGTTCAAGAGCCCGTTAGCGAACGTACTGCTGACATACGACCACATGGTGCCGAATGGAAGGATTTCATCAAGAAGCGTTCCGCTTGTCGAAGTGAGAGGATAATCCACTCCATCATCGAAATAGGCGTTCATTCCCTCGTTCATCTCACGATCTCCGCTTCTATCGCGTCCGCAGCCGCATTCCATCCACTATTCCGCACGATCTCCGCCGCTCGCTTCATCCCCGCCGCATAGGCGGGATGGGCTTTCAGTTTCGCCGCAGGGTCCACAGGCGCACGGTCGACGTGCTTGGCCGTGGCGCGGTCCTTCCCGGCCGCGCGAGCCTTGGTGACGGCTTCGGCGAGCACTTCCGTGGCCTTGGCATCATCGCCTTTGGCGGCCCGCATGGTGTCGATGGCGAGCCCGGCCGAGATGGTGCCGGCTTTGACCATGTCGGCCACGGGTTTCGGGGCAGCCCGAAGTTTGAGGAGGTCGGCGACGCGCTGGCGGGTCAAACCGACTTTCGCGGCGATCTCGCCTTCCTTCCATCCGAGGTCCATGAGCTTGGCGAAGACGTTGCCTTTCTCGAAAGGCTCGAGCGGCTTGCCCGAGTTCCGGACGATCTGGCTCAAGACCCGGTCGGCCTCGTTGGCGTGCTTCCCCTCGGTCTGGACGGGCACGGACTGGATCTTCGCACCGAGGACGTCCATCGCGTAGAGCGTCGCGGCGAGTCGCCTGTGACCGTCCGTGATGACCGGCACGCCGGCCCGCATGTAGACGGTGATGGCGCTCTTCACGCCGACTTCCGCGATGGACCTGGCGAGTTCGATATCCTCCGGGTCGGCGGGGTCGAACGCGTTGGTGCGTGAATTCCAGCCTGGCTCGATCCCGAGCTTGCGCGGATCCATCATGAACAGGTCGGCGCGCTTCACCGCCATGTCCTGGATGCCGCGGGTCTTGGGCTTGGTGTCGGCGGGTTCGGCGCGGATCATGGGGTGTCCTTCTCAGCGGCGAGTGCTTGTTCGACCAAGACGCGGACAGCTTCAGAGAAGGTAGGAGCCCGGCCAGGCTGACGCTTGGCCCATTCCTCAATGGACCTCACCCACCGAACTGTGGCGACGATCTGCTTTCGCTCGGTAGCGAGTTCGCCGTCCGGTTCGACGCGGCGCGTCACGTTCTGGCCTTGCCCCAAGAGTGAACGAACCGCGCCCATACCATCGCCTTGCACTGTGCCGCAATGTGTGTAAGTTAGACACGTTCAGCATTTTGATGCAACTTGAATCCCGCACGGCCGACGCGGGTCCAAAGATCGGGATCGCCAGATACATCGTCCTCGCATTCGCCATCACGCTCATGGTCGGCGGCATTTTCTCCAACCTGATCTCGGCCAGCATCGGCGCTGCGGGCGTCGGGATCCTCGCCCTGCTCGGCATCGTGGCACGCTTCGGCGACGGCGGTACCGCGGGTCATCGTGCCCAGTGGCGCCATGAGATCGGCGTCGCGGCCTGACCCCAGCGCATCGTCAAAGAGTGAGGGCGCCTTTCGGGGCGCCCTTTCCACATGGAAACCCCCATGACACCCGACCTCAAAGACAGCCTCGACACCGAGGCCTTCGCGACCGCGTGCGCGGCTGTGCCTGACGTGGAGCCCGAGCGGCTGCGTGTCGCCATCGATGCCTACTGCGGCGACCTTCACCTCGCGATCCACCACGTCCACGCCGAAGGCGATCTGACGCCCGAAGAAGTGCTGGACGCTTTCCGGCCTCGCGATGTCACGGTGGAGTTCTGAACCATGCCAGATTTCGCCAAGGCCCTTGCGCTTGTCCTCAAGTACGAGGGCGGAAAGGTCGATAGAAAAGATGATCCCGGCGGCCGAACTTGCCAGGGCGTGACGCAAGCCACCTTCGACGCTTGGTGCTCGTCCAATAATGCAGGCAAGCGCGACGTGTTCGACATCGCCCCGGCTGAGGTCGAAGCCGTCTATCACAATCGCTACGCTTCGGCGATACACTTCGACGAACTTCCCGAAGGCGTGGGCTTCTGCGTCTTCGACGCGGCCGTGAACTCCGGGCCTCATAAGGCCGCCGAATGGCTGCAGAGGGCCGTCAACGTCCCCGTGGACGGCATTGTGGGACCCGCCACTGTAGCGGCCGCCCAGAAGCAGGGTGCCTTCGCGACCATCAATACCGTGTGCGACGCACGACTGGCGTTTCTACAGAGGCTTTCCACCTGGGCAACCTTCGGCCACGGCTGGGGCTCGCGGGTCGATGATGTCCGCAAGAATGCGACCGCGATGGCGCATGCGGCGGGAACCGGCGCCGTAGCCGTCGTCTCTCCGCCTTCCGTGATCGACAAGCCCGCCAACGCCACCGACGTGCGCTGGCTGCAGGAAACCCTGAGCGACCTCGGCTACTACCGCGGCCCGGTGGATGCCAACTTCGGCCCGTACACCGAGACGGCCGTGAAAGGCTTCCAGCTGGCTCACGGGCTTGTCGTGGACGGCATCGTGGGAGACGCGACCAGGGCGGCGATCAATGCGGCGAAAATCGTGATGGCTGCAGCGTCTCCAGCACCATCTCCCGGCCTCGGGAGGATACCGGAGCCCCCGAGCCTTCTCCCGCCCGGTTTCATCGCCCCGAAAGCCCCGCCGGCACCCTACACGCCGCCCGCCGTGCCGGGACCGCATCTCGTGCCGGCCGTGTCGCGTCCGGGGTTCTGGGCTCGGCTCAAGGCGGTGTGGCAAGGAAAGGCTGCATGACATGACATTCGATCCCGCCGCCCTCATTCCGCTCGGCAAGGCCATCGCCCGCATCGGGCTGCGGTTCCTGCCGTCCATGCTGGCCGACGTCGTGCCGTTTCCGCTGTCGCTGTTCACCGGCCCTGCCGTGGCGGCGATCCTGGCGGCGCTCGGCGTCGACCCTTCGGCGCCCGATGCACCGGCGCAGGCCGCCGCCAAGATCGATGCCGATCCCGCGGCCGCCAAGGTCGCCCTGCAGCCTGTCGAGGATCAACATGCCGCCCTGGCCGCTACGGCAGAAGATGAGGTGGAAGCTCGGCTCCGGGACATGCAGGACGCCCGCGCTTCGGAAATCCAGTACGTCAAGACGGGCTCGAAGATCCAATGGGGCGCGCCCGTGGTCTCCGTCGTGGCTGTGCTCGGCTTCGTCGGTATCGCCGTTCTCGTGATGACGGGGCATGGCGGCGATACCGCGGCCGGGCAACTCATTCTCGGTGCCATGATCGGCGCCTGGACCACGGTGATTCAGTTCTGGCTCGGATCAAGCAAGGGGTCGGCCGACAAGACCGATGCCCTCACGGCGCTCGCCAGTCAGCCGCAGGTCGTCCAGGGGCCGGGCAGCCATGTTAGCGGCGGCGTCGCGCCACTGAAGCGCGCGCGGTAGCGGCATGCTCCTCCGCCTCGCCACACTCCTCCTCATCCTTGTCCTCGGGCCGTCCGCCCTTGCCGATGGCGTGGTGGCACTGCCGGCCGAAGTGTCCTGGGTCAAGGTTGCGGCCGACATCATCTCGACGGTGGGGATGCCGGGCGTCGTGGCGTTCCTGGTCTATGTCGTCAAAGTGCAGCGGGACGAGTTGATCGAGGAACGGGCTTTTACCCGCATCCTGCAGGATGCCAGAGCCACCGCGGCGGCGAAGAGCACGGAACTGGCCGCCACCGTGGCGGCGGCGAGTTCGGCTGCGATCGCGGCCAATACCGGCGTCACGGTCGATATGGCAAATCGGCTGCAAAGGATCCTCGACGTCGTGCAAAACGTGCCTGGGGAGCATGCCCGAATACTGGCTCAGGTGGACCGCAATTACGAGCGAACCGGTGAAGTGCTCTCGCGCGCCGGCGGTAAGCCATGATCTTGAAATCGCTTCTGACCCTCATCGGCATCGGCGCGATGGACCATCGGCGGAATGCTCTCGTTCATGAGCTGTCGAATAAGGAAACGGCTGTCTATGCCGCGCACAGTCTATTGACGAAGAGGAGCATCCAGGTCGCCGAAGCCATCTTCAACGAACAGGAAAACAGGCAAAATATCGCCAGGGACGTAGACGACATGCTCAACGTTTTGGTGGAAGTCGTGCGGGTCGAGCGGATCTCCGATAATATACGAGCCACTGCGGAAAACGCCGTAGCCACGCTGGAAGTGGTTAGAAAAGGCCTGAAATGCGAAGACTGACTGGACCCGGTGCCCGTATCATTATCGGCACTTGGATAGCGTTTCTTCCCCTTGGGTTCTTGCTACCGCGACTGTTGCTGTTCCAGATTTTGAATTCGGTCTGCATCGCCAGCGGGTTCGGCGTCGGCATCATGTTCTGGCAAGGCGAGTGGAGCATCCTCAATCGCCGCCCATCATCGTGGGGGGCGGGAGACGTCCTGGTCATCGGCGTTGTGACCGTGGCTTTCGGCATATCCGGGATCTTCCTGGATTACCTCATCAACCATGCCTTGGGTGTCTACCCGACGGGCGACCTCGTCAACGCATTTTTTCGATGGATCATAGCCAGCGGGCTGACCTTGCAGCTTATAGCCTCCGGATCGCAGGACGGACGTATTCCTTTGCGGACCTATCGCAAGACGGGAATCGTCATCGCGGTCGGTGTGGGCGCGGCCCTGATTCTGATGGCGCTCGGCATATCCTGAGGGCTTCCCCTTCAATTCCACCACGGAATCCCCGCCCATGAACCCCCGCATCCTCGCGGCCCTTGCGGCTGCCTGCATCGCCACGCCGGTCCTGGCCCGCAGCGCCGAGCCCTTCGGCCCTGCCTGCGATCTCCCGTCCGCCGTGATGCGGCAGATCCCGGCCGAAGCGACCGCGGTGCGGCTCGACGGAGACGATGCCGCGCGCATGCTGGCTGCGATCAACGCGACGGACCCGCCGACCGAGTTCCGCGCCTCGACGATCCTGATCCGGCTGTTCCGGAGCAATGCCCTTGTCGTGCTGTTCGATCCGTGTGCCGTCCCAGAAGAATAATCGTCAGCAGCTGATGGTAAAGGTGCGAGAGCCACCCGCTCCCAAAGATGGCGACGCATCAGGAGCAGGGTGTTGCACCACCATGTCAGTGTCGTCGTTCGGAGGCACGTATCGGACGCACGACGAGGACCTCTTGTCGGAAGTGCGCACAGCGGCTACCTTGACGGGCGCCTGGTCGGCTGCGGCGTGCTCGGTGTGCGACATGGCTAAACTCCGGTCAGAACCTTTATGAGAGCAGACCCTAAACGAACCGTTCCTCATGTGAGCTAACGCTCCAGACAAACCAGTTTGCAAGAAGAGGGCGCATCCACAAGACGGCAAGCGGTAAATTCAAGACTGTCCGCGGAAAAGCCGAATTAATCCCTGATAGGGGAGCACTTGAAAATGAGGCTCCCACCGCATTGGAGGG